TACGCAGAGTGAGGATGCTCAGGTCCACCGTCGGGGAGCTCTCCGGCTTCGGACGGGAAATCTTCGCCTCCGACAACCCACCCGATTTAGCAATGAGCTGCGAAAGGTCCACATAGTCATAGCGGAGAAGATTCAATTCCCTCTTAGACCTATTGCGGCAGCCTTCACACAAAGGGTTGTGACGGGAAAGTCCGGACGTTTTCGTATTCCGATCGAATACTGAACAATTCTCGGCGAGGATACAGAACATCATTCCGGATCCCAGTCCATTGTCATCGCCGAGGTAATCGGTGTGATCGGTCGGTCCGGGTCGTACCTTGAGAATTTGGTATCAATTCCCGTTGCCGCCGGATTATTCTTCCGACCCTTGGCGATGTTCTCTTTGGCTAGGGCGATGGCGGCAGATCGGCTCAGCGTACCCCCGTTCTTCCCCGGCGCAACCCCCGACTTTTCTTGATCTTCAAGGGACGGCTGCGTGGCGCCCCCGGCGACGCGCGGCGCAGCCGGCGCGGAAGAAGAACGAACCGAACCCGAAGGGGTTCGTTCTTCTTCTCTCTCTATCTCTCTCTCTTTCTTTACGCGCGCGCCCCCGCGAGGCACCGAATCCGGCTCTTTCGGCGCCCGATTGTGGTTCTGAACTGGCGGTATAGACTTGGATGCATTGTTCACCGGGAGCCAACGGACTGCGTTAGCAATGCTCACCGACTGCGCAGGGCTGCTGACGGACCATCCACCGGGCGACAACGGACTGTTCACCAACAGCGCACCGGATGCTAGAAGCCTGTCAACGGACTGCTTACCGCGTGTGTACCGCTCACTGAGAGACTTAAGTTGAGCGATGGTTAGGGTCCCGTCGGAACCCATCGAGTGGCAGAACTCAATGATCTTGGCGAAGAGCAACTTGGTGCCCTCCGGTACCCCGATGAGGGTCTCGTCCATGTCCCAGTTGTAGGGCAGCCGGAACCACGACTGGATCCCATTCGCTCCCGGCGGCATGCTATTCGTCTCCTTGGTGATCATTGATATTCCTTCCGAGGAACCATTGCCGGCCCTCCACTTTCTTCTCCTGCCACGCCACCGGATCAACAACCCGGCACCGGTACGCGTGGGAATAGTTCAGCCGCCAGATGTGCGGCAGGATCGAATAGCACCGGGTACACAGCGGACGCCAGATCGGGATACGCCCCCGGTAGCACATGGGACACTCATGCATATTGGAGGGCATCACTTGCCCACCTCCATCCCGTCCCCTGTCGGGGACCGGTGCTTCTCGTCGAGGTGCTCCGCTGCCCTGACTCGCAGGTCACGGAGAGTGGTAAGGACGTCCATGTCGATCGCCAGGGACTCCCAGCAGCCGCCAATCGGGCAGTCCAGAAACAGATCACCGTCGCGGTCCGCCGCCACCCAGAAGTCGTTGATCCCTACCGCTATCGGCATCGGTCATCCTTGTGGCCTTCGCACAATCTCTCGGCGACATCACCCTCGGTAACCCGCCACCGTGCCGGCCTCGGATACGGGGCCACCGACACTCCGAAGAGGTGAATGTTTCGGCAGCACCGTTCGCACAACCGGCCGGCTTTGATCCGGGTCGCCCGCACCCCCGGCTTCTGCGCCTTCTTCGGGGTTCTCTTCGGCGGTACCGGCATCCCCGGCAGCGGGGCGCTCACTGGCGCAGCCAATCCCGGAGCGCCGTCACGAGCCACTCCACATCGGCCCGGGTGAGGACCACACACTGGGTGGGCTCGTAGTCGCCCTTCCCGTTGACCACCTCCACCAGTAGTTCGTCATCGCATGCGAAGGCGTTGATGGAATCGCCGTCATAGTCGGTGGTCCTGAAGATCTCCATCACACGTACCCCTTGAGTCGCATCACCAGGAAGGCGCAGATACCCGCGAGTTCCTCATCGGTTTCACACGCCCGCAGGAGGAAATCCAGGACCGCCCGCATCGCCGGGTGGATGTCCCCGGCATACATGGCCATCGCCCGCTCGGCGGCCTTCATCAGCTCGCCCAGGCCCGCCTCGATGATGTCCAGGGAATCCGGGTCCATCACGCCCCCGCCCTCGCCAACCGCATCACCGCAACAGCAAGAGCACCGGCCATCGCCTGGCGGGGCAGCTCCGCCGAAAGGGCGGCAGCGCACATGACCACATTGGCGGCGTCGCCCGGCTCCCCGCCGGCGTCTTCAACCCCGAGCAGATACGCGCCGATCAGCCCGTCGACGTACTCCATCGAGGCGGCCAAAGCCTGGTCGTAGGCGGCGAGGGTTGCCGGATCCAACTCCTCACTCATCATCGGGCAACTCCACTGCCTGGAAACCCGCCGGGCAGGAGCCCAGGTGCGGGGTTACGTGGGAGACCCCGTACTTGGTGGCCTTCACCGTGTACGACCATCCGTCCGGCAGGGGCCGCATTCGTTGGGCGTCGCAGACGGGGCAGGTTTTCCACACCACTGTTACCACCTTCATCGATCCTCCAACGGGTAGATAAGAAGATGAACGCCTTTCCAGGCGAGGGGAACTTTCGGCCCGAGCCTCATGTCGGGTCCAATCACATGGGTCGAATCGTCGTCGGCGAACACCCCGGCATCGACAAGGCCATCCAGGCATGCTTTCGCGGTGGGCGCCCAGTTGTTCGGATCCCGGCGCCGGTTGTCGGTGAAGCGGAGCTCGCAGACGATCCGGGCGTAGTAGAGCTTCGGGAGCCGTTCCTGCTTAGCCGACCATCCGGCGGCCAGGCGCCACCCTTGGACTCTTTGGGCCCGGATCCACCACGGAAGCTTTTGGTTCTCGTTCAACCACCCAAGCCCACCGGCGAGGATCTCCAGGCGGTAGAAGTATGGGGAGGTCACCGCTGCACCCGGAAGACGATCACACCGCGTCGATGCTGCTTGATGTTGACAACGCAGTGAAGCCGTATCTCCGCGTTGCCGAAGACGGAGCCCGAATACGAGGAACGGGTCTCCGACAGCCACTCCAGTCTGCCGACTGTCCCCGGTCGCGCGGCGACCCATAGCTTCGTCGTATCCGGACAGTCCCTGTAGATGCGCTGCGCCAGACTCTCGTATCCCCCCTCGGCATCCTCGGGGATGTCGAGAACTCGGTCAGCATCGAAGACCATGACGAATACGGTTTCACTACGCTCAGAGTCATAGCGGGGCTGGAAGTAGTACAGCGGGACCGACTCCATCTCGTAGAATCGCTCGCCGTCGAACTCGGTCTGCACACCAACTCTTGCCTCGCGAATAAGGCCGATGGGCACGTGATTGTCGATCGTTAGGCCGATTCGCATCGGTGCCCTAGCCCGCTGCTCGGCTGCGCGCTGAGCGTCTCTATTCATCCATTCCCGAACTTCGGGACTAAAGGGGCTCATACTCCCACCGTCACTTCGGAAGATCCCATGGGGAAGTCCCGGTACTCGTGATCAACGCGGGTGCAGGTGGTGGCGTGCTCCATCGCATCTTCGACCAGCCCAGAGAGGGTGGGGCTCATGTCGAGGGGAGGCTCCCAATTGCAGTCGACGCAAGTTAGAAGGATGAAATCCTCCCCGTCGTAATCGGTGTTGTGGACGTGGATCTTGTCGACATCGAACGCATACGACTCGATTTTCACTCCCCAGCCTTCGGCCTGACGCTCCGGATCGACAAGGCTGCAAGTGGCCGAATGCTCCATCGCCATATCGGCCATGTCGGAGAGGGCGAAAGAAAATAACGAGTCGCTGGCCCACTCACAGTCGAAGCACCGGAGCCAGACCGTAGTGACTCCCGACTTGATGTCCTCGTAGCCGCCGACCGAGAACTTGTTGATATCAAAGGTGAAAGTCTCGATCGTCACGCTCACGACTGCACCCCAGCAACCGGCGGCCATTCTGGATCCATCGACAGGACGGCGAGCACCGACTGTGCTTCGGCTTCGGTGAGGTTGTTGACGGTGTGGACCTCGCGGCCGAGGATCTTCGACACCGTCTCGTTGCGGACGGTGCGATCCTTGATGGAGGCGTCAGCGAATGCGGCCATCAACGCATTGCGGGTTTTCGTCGTCACCTTCCCTTCCCGGTCAATGGGCGCCTCCGGTGCGGTGCGGCCGTCGTCCCTTGTGTCGTAGCCAATCTCCTTCGATGGCTCGTTGGCGGGCTGGGTGAAGTCCGGGACGTCGTTGTCGGGGGTCAGCTCCGGCTCGTCGTACTTCGGCGACTGGGCTACCTGCTTCTTCGGCTTCGGCGGGGCCTCCACCTCTTCGGTGGGAAGGTCCCGGACCTCCTCTGTGCTGTACGGGGCACCGATGAGGATGTTCGCGGCGACGAGGCGGCAGAGCTGGGAGGTCGCGCGGGCGATGAGCATGGCGCCGGGCTGGTTCTTCCAGTTGTCTTTTGTGAGCAGCCCCAGGTTCCGGGCTTGATCGAGGGTCCAGGTGATGGTTGTCCATCGCTCCATGCCGGGGGCTGCCGCGGACATGACACAGCGGGTCTGTGTGGACTCATCGAGGCGGAACCGGACCCCGGCGGCCATTGCGAGGCCCCGCATGGCGTTGGCGGTGAGGGTGGGGCGGCCCTGAATCAGGTTGATGGTTTGCAGGGCGGTCATCGGGTCGAGGCCGAGTTCCCTGCCGAAGAGGATGGCCCCGGTGATCTCCTGTGGCTTACCCCGCATCGACGTGGGGACGAAGGCGGTGTCGGCGAGGGCGACGGCGATCTGGTGGACTTGGCGGGCTTCTTCGACGAAGTTGCCGAGGTCGGTGGTGGTGCGGATGGCCAGCTCAGACATGAGTGTTCTTTCTGTTAGACAACGAATGCGAGTGCGCACATGAGTAGGAGCGCGCCGAAGCCGACGCACACCATCAGAACGTCTTCATCCACGGCGCCCTCTCCGCTTCGCCTTTCCACAACTTCATCTCGTCGACGCCCTTCGCGACCTGGAGGACGTGGAGGAACACTTTGAAGACGTGGCCGCCCGTGTCGAGGGGAATAACGTCGTAGCCGTCTGCGCGGACCCAGACCGCTTTGGATTCGGTGACGCCGACGTCTTTCATGAGGATCTCGGTGCCGTCCGGTGCGACGTAGGCATCGGCATAGCGGTACGCCGCCAGTTGTAGGGCAGTCTCCGGCCACACCCCTGACGCTCCTGTCTTATAGTCGAAAAGGACTCGCCTTCCGTCGGGGAGTTCGGCGATGAGGTCGAAGGTGCCGGCGTATCCCCACCGGTAGGAGCCGACGGTGTGTTCGACGAGCAGGGGGCGGATCTTCCACTCGTTGATGAACAACATGCAGGATTCGACATGGCCTTGGAGTTCTTCCGGCACGTCAATGTCGTCCCGGCCGAAGACGAGCTGCTCGGCGATCTTGTGCACTTTGGTGCCCCGTACCGCAGCGCCGTCGCGGATCCGGCTCGGAGCTTTCTTCAGGTATTCGATGAGGTCCCGGTCGGTGGTGATGTGGTGCTCGTCGAGGTACTCCCGGACCAGGGCATCGGAGCCCATCATTAGAGGTGCGGCCTCTTCGGCGACGCAGCGGGCACCCCAGGGCACCAGGGCGGGCTTCGGGAGTCCTTTGTTGATGGCTGTCGTAACCCCGACAGCGGTGTGGCCGTTGATGGTGTAGGCGTGATTTCGACCGCGTTGAATACGTCGGATTGACATAGGGAGATACGCCTTCCTGAGGGCGCCAAGGATCGGTTCCCGATGGGGTCGGGAACTGTAAGGCGTTACGTGAGGGTTAGGTCAGCGGGGAATGCCGGCGAGCATGTCTTCGACCGCCGCGCGGGGAATCCGGTAGTGGCCCTTGTCGCCCCGGCCCTTCGTGCACGGGATGCGACCTTCGTGGCACATCTGCCGGATCGTTTCGACGGAGTACCCGGTTTCGATGGCCACTTGCGACACCCGCATCATCCGAGGGTCGGGAGGCCGAGGCGCGGAGAGAACATCGCCCCCACCTGCGGATCGGTACTCCTGCAGGGCCTTCTCGGTGATCATGTAGTGGATGTTGCCCTGCCGGTATTCGATGGCCCGGAGGTCACCGCGGACGATGCGCCGGTAGACCTGGTAGCGGCTGATCCCGAGCATGTCCGCGACTTCCCGAACGGTGTAGAGAGTCTCCTGGTTCACGGCGACGATCCCCCTGTGAAATGGCTGGTGAGTCGCCGGCCGGAGTGTTTCGGTGGCGACTGGTTAAACACAATCACGGGGCTACGACATCGGCAACGAGCACCATTCTGACTGGTGCCCGGACCATTCTGACTGCTCCGCAACCAGCCCCGCACTCACACGCCACTGGGTCCTAAACGTCCGGATTTATGTGAGAGTCGCTCGCCTACGTGTCACCCGAAAGTGGCCGATCGCATCAGCAGAGGAAAAACGCGGACCGGGCACATCCGACCCGCCACCTGCTCCGTTGGGCCCAGCAACCACCGAAAGGAAGACATGACCCTCTACATCGCCAGTACCCACCCCGACTACCGCAAAAGGACAGGCGGAGTACATCGACGCAACAGCCGATGGGAGCCCGCCGTGAAATGGATTCGCGTCCCGCTCCCGCTGCGTGGGAGGCGCTGATGGACGCCAAATCAGGTGCCCCCAGCGGGCAACGTCCACCCCGGACCACCTGCAAGATTTGCTGGTGCAGCATTTTCGCCGAAGACGACACCCGCTGGGTCACCCAGCCCAACCCCGGACTCGCGCACCGGGTGTGTGTAGAGGAGCCCCCACGACGCCAGTGACCATCGTTCGCTACCTCGCCATCGCCGCCGCAGTAGTGAACATCGCCTGCATGTACATCGCCGCCGCCACCACCGACCCGTTCATGTTCCTGTCCGGGCTCATCGGGGCGGCCCTCAGTACCTACGGATGGCTGCATTTCCACGACGACGCGGAAGAGATGGAGGGGAACCCAATCAACTACCTAAGCCTGGCGATGAGGCTCCGATGGGAAATCAAAGAGGAAAGCATGAGCCCTGGACAGAGGCTCCCCAGCACGAGAGAAATCGCCGAAAAGTACAACGTCACCCCAAGGACGGTCACCAAGGCCCTGACCCTGCTCAAAGAGGAAGGCTTGATCGAAGTTCACCCTGGGCGAGGATCTTTCATCCCTGGCGCAAAACACGGGGACCTGCCGCGGGAACGCCTCGAATGGCACCTGCTGAAAACATTTTCCCCCGGGGAACATTTACCCCCCTTTGCGGAGCTCCGGAATGTTTGCGGAGTCAGCAACTCCACCGTGCACCGGGTCGTCTCCGACCTCACCCGCCGAGGGGTACTACGACGGGAGGGGGCCACGTTCTACCGCACATAGGGACCTCATCAGCCCTCGAAGGGCTCATGTATGACCTGCCGCTGATCGTCGCCGCCTCCCGGCGACGACGCAAACTCACCCTCGGTGGGGCCGCCGGGCAGGCCGGGGTACCGACGTCCATGCTGGGCCGCATCGAGAACGGGTACGGGGAAGGGTGCGACGTACGCACCCTGATCAAAGTTCTTCGCTGGCTGGAAAACGAATAGGGCGGGGCCGTCGCAATGACGGCCCCGCCTAAGTCCTTTTACACACTCTGCCGGCGCTTGCCCAGCTCCCGGCGGGCAGCGTCGATCTGGCAGCGCCGAGACCGGGCAACGGTGTGCTCGCACCGGGCACAGAGCCGCACCTGTAGATGGGGAAGGCGGACCACCGGATGGTCGCCGATGATCCGATCGCAGACTGTCACCTGGGGGCGGCTCGGATGCGGCCGGTGCTGGCATTCCTGCGGGGTGAGTTTGGTCGCCGGGAGAATCACCCAGCCGGTAGCCCACCTGTCCCTACGACCGCCCAACGCCGGCCATCCCCACCTTCTCCATGTCGATCGTCCCCGTCGACATGCCGGAGCCTATAGCGAGCAGCATTCGCCTCAGCCCGTCGAGGATTCCACCCCACTGGGCGTCTTCTCCGGGCCCGAAGCAGGCGATCTTCGGTTCTTCTCCGCGGCGCCGAACCACCTCGTGGACCCAGCCGCCGCAGTCCAGCAGAACGCACAGCCGGGTTTCTTCCTCACCCATGACGCCCGCCCACGCTTCGAAGGTGAACCAGACTCCGACGGTGAGGTCCGAGAGGTGAGAGACCCCCATCGCGTCGGTGAGCCTGTGGTGTAGGCGGGCCTGCTTCATCATCTCGGTGGCGATGCTCACCAGCGCCCCCGCCGGGTCGTCAGGGTCAACGTCCCAGGGCTGGATAGGGAACGGCCGGGACTGGTAGGAGTCTCCGACGTCGGCGATGGTCCCGAGCAGCGGGGCACAGTCCCAGCCGTGATCATCGAATGTCCGCTCCACCGTCTTCGCCATTTCGATCATGTCTTCGGGGTCGGGGATCACAACAACCTCTTTCGAGTGGTGGGCCAATGGCGTGGCAATGACAGAGCATATAGTCGACGACGGCAGGCACGCAGGTGCCTCCCCGGCCGGACTCGGCGTCCCCACAAATCAGGTATCCCCGTAACCAGACAGACGGGAGTGCGGGTTCGATTCCCGCACCGGCCGCGTGAAAGAGATTCGCTACTGCCCCGAACACGGCAACCCCGGCACCGAAGTCGGCGCCTGGCCCTGCCCCGTCGCCACCGAAGACGATCCCATCTGGATCCAAACCTGCCACCACTTCGCCGAAGAGATCGACAGGCGAATCCGCGAAGTCACCGACGACGGGAACTTCATCCGACTACTCCCGCCCACAGACACCCCACTGCACCACCTACGGATGGTGCAGGAATACCGGGACCACCTGCCCTACGGCGACCCCAGGCCGCTTGGGGCACAAAAAAAGTGCGGGCCACCCCCGAAAGGATGACCCGCACTTTTCGCCATTACCCACGAACCCAGGGGCTCCCCAGCAACCCTGCGTCCCAACCTCATCCGGTCGGAGATCCGCGAACGGATTTCCGATACCCGGAGCCTATCCGATCAGCAGAACAATCAGAAGGCCGCCCAGCAGGGTGGCGACAGCCGCCCCGATCAGGCCGCCCAACATCATGTCCTTCAGCCCCAAAGGGCCTGCCACGTCTTCGGGCCGACCTTCCCATCCTGGTCCAGCCCCTTGCTCTTCTGGAAAGCCTTCACTGCCTTTTCGGTGCCGGCGCCGAAGTACCCGTCCGCCGTCACCTTCAGCTTCTCCTGCACCTTCTTCACGTTCGAATTCGGTGAGGTCTGCTTGTCGTTGCGCTTCAGCTCCCCCGGGAACGACGGCTTTCCCGAAGTAGACGGCAGGGTCGCCGCTGTCCCGCCGACGGACTTGAGGTAGCTGCTGAGTGATTCCCCCCGCAGGAGAGAAAACATGGCTGTCATGGCCGTTGCGCTCTGGGTGTACTTGCGGCGGATCGACAAATGGACGTGCCAAACGTGATCCTTCGACGCCGACGCCTTCTTCCGGGCGTAGACGTCGTACCGGGTCGCGTTCTTCCCATCCGTGCACCCGTTGAACGCGTTGATGTACTTGCGGCGCACATCCTTCGTGTTGTTGTAGGCAACAGCCAGCCTGGATGTACACAACCGCATGTCGGCCGAATTCATCGTCATGTCGATCGCAGCCGCAGCATTCGACGGCCCGCCCTTGTCGTCCGGGCGCACCACCGAATAGTTGTCCTTCCGGGGCTGATCCTCCCGTGAGCAGTGGTAGCCCCCCCTAGACAGGTGCGACTTATCCGGAACGATCCCGGACAGCTTCGCCGACTTATACCCGCACTTGTTCTGCCAGTTCGACGCCAAACCTTTAACCTGGCTGGTGGCGATCGTACTCATGCCGGCGCCTCCACGTACTCTTCCTGCGGCTCGTTCTCCGGGGCGTCCCCCAGATCGGGTACCGGCTCGATGTCGAGGATGAGAATGGCGCGGACAATCTCCGCCTCCAACTCCTCATCGACAGGCGGTTCTGTCGGCTCCGTCACTGCTGGCCCGATTCGGTGCCCTCCGCCGGCGGCGTGGCATTCGGGTCGGCGTTCGGGTCGGCATTCGGGTCATTCGCCGTCGTCGGGTTGTACGTCGTCGGCTGGGTGGCGTTCGGGTCCTCCACCGGTGCGTTCGGGTCCTCCGGCTGCTGGTTGCGCTGGCGCTCGGTCTTTCCCATTGCAGGCCCCTTTCCGGGCATGAAGAAGGGCCGCCCCGGATGGGACGGCCCTGATGGTTAGGTGAAAGCTATTCAGTTTCCGGGGTGGCTCTCCACTTCCGGTCCAGCTTTTCGTTCCAGCCGTCCTCGCCGTAGCTGGCTGCGCGGCAACCCCGCATTCGCCCGGAGTCGTCGTGGAACCAGTCTTGGTCCTCCGAGACCTGCGCCCTGCTGATCGGCTGGTGGCAGTAGCGGCATTCGGCGTGGGCGACCATCCGCTCAAGGGTCGCGACGAACTCCCCGATCGTCGTCTCCGGCGACTGCATCTTTCGCAGCATGTCCAGCATTTGAAGCATCATGCTGGGCTCAACGACCCGCATGGGGGGTGGTTGCGGGCCACCGGCTTGGTGCCACCTAACTCGCACTTCGTCGAGTCGAAGGCTGAGTTAGGTGGCACCTACTGTAGGCTGGTAGACCCAGCGCCCCAGGAGGACATATGCCCAGCTCAAGGCCGTATTGCGGCTACCGCCGGCTCTCCAATGACCGCGACGGCGACAAGCTTGGGACGGAGGTGCAGACGAAGAGCATCGTCAAGTGCACGGAGGCTGACGGCGAAGTCATCGGCAGGTGGTTCGACGACCCGAACGTCACCGCCGCCGACGAAGCCGTCTGGCGCGAGGAGTACGAGCAGATGCTGGTGGATCTTGCGGCGGGGCTTTACGCAGGCGTTGTGGTCTACCGCGTTGACCGACTGACCCGACTGAGCAGTGAATGGCATCGCTGTATCCGGGCGGCTCGCAAGGGCCGCGCGGTTATCATCAGCGCCGACGAAAGGCACCGTAGCGACAACGAGGACCAGCGCTTCCTGATGGAGTTCAACGTCATGATGGCGGAGAAGGAAATTCGCAACATGAAGATCCGCATCAAGGCGAACTCGGGCCTGCGGAGAGAGAAAGGCACGTATCAAGGCGGGAGGCGTCCCTACGGCTTTGAGGGCGCCAAGCGCGACCAGAAGAAGAAGTTGTTGAACCCCGGGCGCCCCGGAATTGCCCATATACCCGAGGAGGTGGAGAACCTCCGGGAAGCGGCGGAGCGGATCGTCGCCGGGGAGTCGTACGCGGATATTGTTCGCGATTGGCATTCGAGGTCGCCGCCGATCTATGGGGCGAGCGGTGCCCCCTGGAGTCCTACGACTCTGGAGAAGGTTCTGACGAACCCGCGAATGGTCGGCCAGCAGATATTCAGCGTGGTGGACGAGGAGACGGGCGTGAAGACGTACGACACTGCGGATGCTACGTGGGAGCCGGTCCTTGAGCGGGCCACGTGGGAGCTGCTGAAGGTTGGGAAGAAGCGAACCAAGCCGCGCGGTCCCAACAACAAATACCTGCTGACCGAAGTGCTGCTGTGCGGAATATGCAAGCGGCCCTTGAAGGGAGCTCAGCGAAAGATCAAGGCGACAGGTGGGGTGAGGGTTGCGAAACCCGGCTATGCCTGTTCCTCAGGGTTGGAGGCCAAGCAGCGCGGGTCATGCGGGAGGCTCGGCGTTTTGGCGGGGCCGGTGGACAAGCTGGTTATCGCGCGGATCTTCCGCCGATTGATTCAGACCCGGGAGTTCGGGGCGACGATGTCTAGCGAGGTGGGGCTGCACGAACAGATCAAGCAGGTCGGCGCCGAACTGGATCTCTGTGAGGGTGAGCTGCTGGAACTCGAAGAGGCGTACAAGGATAAGGCGAACCGGATGTCGCTCCGGGAATATCTGAGCTTGAAGAAGCCGGTACACGAGCGGCACGATCAGGCCAAGGGCTTGATCAAATCCTTAACTCAGCGGATGGCCGTCCCCCACCCAGTCGGGCGCGACTATGACGACCTGCACGGGTGGTTCGAGGCTCTCGCCTTGACCCAGCAGCGGAAGCTAGTGGGTGCGCACATTGCGAGGGCTACGGTTCTTCCTTCGGGCAGGTGTGGGCCCCGCTTTGACCAGAGGCGCGTCGTGGTTACGTTTGCCGATGCCCATCAGGTTGATGGATAGCGCGAGGATGACCGGGTCGGTGATGGCGACGGTGATGCCTTGTTCCGCGCACTCCTGCTCGATTACGGAGTCGACGTACGCGAAGGCTTCTTCCCAGGTCATGTGATCAAACTATGGATCGCAAACGCGAGTAACCGCGCTTGCCAACGACTGGGCCGCTCCCCTAAATGGGTGATTCCCCCACCCTCCGGCAAGAGGGTGGGGGGTTCCCGGGGGCGGACGGAGGGGCGCCCCGGGGTGCTCTTCCCGGGGGTGATTCTCTCTGTCGCCTTACCCGGGGAGCTGTTTTCAGGATGGGGTCGGGTGTTCCGCGGTGTCTATGGTCCCGCTTCGTGGCGCACATTCGGGCTTGGCCGTCTGCAACTTGCAAGGTCTAGTGGGGGGCGGCGACGTATTTGGCGCTCAGGCGTGGTCGCTGGTATCCCTGCCCGGTCATTGTCGCCAGGGCTTGCCCGCTGTTTTGTGCCGCCAACAGCTCGATGTAGTCGGAGACGCCGTTGAGGTAGTAGGTGGCGGAGGACAGGGACAGGACGGTTCCGGTAAGGGCGTTGAGGGTGGGTGAGCCGGCGGTTCCGGGTAGTGATCCGGAGCCGTTGAGGCGGAAGTAGCAGAGGCGGATGCCGGTGGTGGTGGCGGTGCCGGTGCCCATTTCGAAGGAGACGCCGCCGGAGAGTTCGTACCAGCCGGGGGCGGTGGGTTTGAACTGGTTGGCGGTGGGGTCCAGCCAGTTCAGCGGGTTGTAGGTGATGTCGGGGGTGGAGAAGTTGATGACGGTGCCGGTGGTGGAGTCGGGGATGTTTTGGGGCGTGTTTTGCCAGAGGGAGCCGAGCATCTGTCCGGGGACGGGTACCCATTTGCTGGTGCCGGTGATGGTGACGCCGACCCATTGGACGTTGGTGTCGGTGGTGATGCATTGCATGCCGGGTGTGGGGTTGGGGATGGTGGCGTCCCGGTTGGCGACGCTGGTGAAGGCTTTCATGCCGGGGGTGGCGGATCCGGCGGCGCCTTCGATGGTGGTGACGCGGGTGTTGAGTCCGTTGATGGCGTTGGTGTTGGTGGCGATGGCGCCGGTGTTGGTGCTGGCGGCGTTGGTGTTGTCGGTGATTCTGACGTCCATGCCGTTGAGGGCGTCGTTGAGGATGGTTCCCCATACGCCCGACGAGCCGTTGATGTCCGGCAGGATCAATGCCATGGGTTGCCTTCCTTAGTCGTCGTCGGGGGGGACGTCGAGTGCCTTGTCGGGGATTTGGTAGTTCTTGAGGGCGCGCACCAAACGCAGGATGGGGCTGCGGCGGCTGCGGGGGTCGGCGGAGGCTTGGGGTTTGCCGAGGGTGAGGGTGACGGTTTCGTGGTTGTTTTCGTCGATGTCGACGTTGATTTCGGTGACTCGGTATTTTTCGTTGAGGGTTTCTTTGCCGAGTCGTAGGACGAGGCGGATGTAGTCGCCGATGTCGATGTGGCTGCGGCCTCGCCAGAATCCTTGGGTGAGGACGATGGTGTAGCCGGGTCTGCGGTCGGATAGCTTGTTGAGTTTTTTGATAGCGCCGGCGCGGATTTGGTTGATGTCTCCGCCCATTGTTGCGGAGCCTTCTTGGGCGTCTCGTTCGCCGTATCGCTGGACTTCGTCTGGGATGTCTTCGACGACTCCTCCGCCTGCGTTGGCGCCTTCTCCGGTGCCGCTGCCGGTGTAGTAGAGGGTGTTGGCGTAGTTGTCGGTGGCGCCGGCGCGGGTCCAGGACGCGATGGGGGTGGGTCCGGATCCTGCGTCGACGAGGGTGACTCCTCTGTCGGTGCCTCGTTTCCCGATGACGAATCGGAGTTTGGGTGCGGCGGTGACGTCGTTGGGGGTTTCGATCCACCATTCCCAGTCGTTGATGCTGAGGGCTTCGAGGTTGTCGAAGACGTCGGCGATGAGGGTGCCGGGTGGCAGGTGGTATGCCTGGGAGATGCCGCCGAGCGGGTACGGCTTGGGGCCGGTGACTTCAGACAGGTCGAGGCCGGTGTTTTTGGGTAGTGCCCACGCCAGGATTTGGGTGACGGGGGTGTTGATCGGCCACATGGTGGTCGGGTCGGGCAGGGCTTTCGGGTTCAGGTATTCCAGGATGAGCCGGTTGCCGAGAACGGTGGCGTAGTCCTCCCAGTGTGCGGACAGGTTGACGCCGGTGTCGGAGGTGGCCAGCTCGACGTTGTTGGAGTTGAACCGGCCGATGACTTCGAGCTTTTTGGTGCGTGGGTCTTTGCGGCGCCACCACAGGTCGGTGTCCATTTCGTCGATGATGACTGCTTCGCCGCGCCGCATCTGCAGGTCGGTGCGGGCCTCGGATCCCCCGTCGAGTCGCAGGGTGAACCCTTTGCTGGTGGTGGGGGGCAGGGCGAGGACGGGCCGGGAGGAGCCGATGGCGGTGACGGTTTCGTTGTCCGCGGCGAGGGTGGCGATGGCTGGTGGTGTGACTGCTGGTGGTAGCGGTCCGGGTTTGACGCCGTAGTTGGGGGCGCCGCGCCAGTCGATGGCGGGCGTCCAGGGTCCGATGCCGAGGATGTGCAGTGGCGGGCCGTAGGCGGCGACGTCGGCGAAGAGTTCGGGGTCGCCGATGGTGGGGATGCTGTATCCGTAGTAGACGCCGCAGCCGTAGGTGCCGGAGCCGTAGGTGGGGTTGGGGATGCAGCCGGGCACCGGGACGATGTAGCCGTAGTAGGGGCCGTGGGTGTAGATGCCGGCGCCGTAGTTCCAGTTGTCTGTCTCGCGGATCCAGACGACGTCGGGTTGGCCGAGTTCTTCCGGGTCGAGGATCTGGTCCGGGTAGGCGATGGCTGCGGTTTTGACTCCGGCGCCGAGGGTTTCCGGGTCGGTGATGCTGTCGGGTTCGACTTCCATCGGCCCGGCGGTGGTGATGGCGGGGTCGTCGAGGGTTTCCGGGTCGAGGATGGCGTCGGGGTAGACGTCGAGGGCTTGGGTGACGTCGGGGCTGTCGAGGGTTTCCGGGTCGAGGGTTTCGTCGGGGAAGACGGATAGGGGTTGGGTGATGGTGGGTGCGTCGAGGGTTTCCGGGTCGGTGATGGTGTCGGGGTAGGTGGTGGTGTCGATGGATGCGGTGACGGTGGGGCCGTTCAGGGCTTCCGGGTCGACGATCGGGTTGGGGGTGATCTCGGACGGGGTGAGGGTGAGTGTGGGGTTGTTGATGGTTTCCGGGTCGGTGAGGGTGATGGGGACGATTTGCATGGCGCCGCCGGCGGCGTTGACGGCGTCGATTTGGGTCAGGTGTGGTGGGGTGTTGGTTTGGTTGGTGACGCTGAGGCTGAAGTAGAAGAGGACGCTTCCGCCCCAGGTGATGTTGTTGGCGACGGCGGCTTGGGTCCAGGAGGTGCCGTTGTCGCTGCGGTCGAAGTAGAGGCTGGTGCCGGACATGCGGAATCGCCAGTAGTTCCAGTTGACGGCGTTCCAGGCTTGGCCGGTGTTGAGTGCGATGCCGCCTGCGTCGTTCAGGGCGTACATGATGACGTTGGTGCTGCCGCCGCCGAGGGTGAACCGGGCGTAGCGGCCGACGGTGTTGTTTTGTACCCACAGCTCGGTGGTGGTGTTGTTTTTCCGGTTCGGGTTGATCTTGATGTAGAAGGTGTCGTTGGACAGGATGTAGTTGGCGTCGATGGTGGCGACTTGAACAACGTTGCTCGTTGCCGAGTTGGTGAGGGTCAGGTTCAGGTTTCCGCCGGAAACGGTGGCGTCGCCGGTGTTGGACCTGTCAACGCGCCAGACGTTGGGGTTGAGGGCGGTGCCGAGGAACTCATCCTGAATGGATGATGCCAGCTTGGGGGCTGCGACGAAGGTGACGGTGAGGGGACTGAACCCTTCCGGGTCGGTGATGTTGTCGGGGCTGGCGGCGAGGGTGACGGGTGTGGCGATGGTGGGGGCGCCGACGGTGTCCGGGTCGAGGATGGAGCCCGGCGCCAGGGGTACGGGTTGACTGATGTTCGGGTTGCCGACAGTTTCCGGGTCGGCGGCGCTGCTGGGGTAGACGGTGGCGGCGATGGTGGTGGCTAGGGTGCCGAGCGCTTCGGGGTCGGTGACAGTGGTGGGGAGCACTTGCAGGGCTTGGGTGATGGTGGGCCCGGTGGCGGTTTCCGGGTCGGTGACATTGCCCGGGTTGACGGTGAGGGCCTGGGTGCCGGTAGGTCCGGTGACGGTTTCCGCGTCGGTGACGCCGTTGGGGTTGAGGGTGACGTACGGGGGGATGAGGTTGACGTTGTCGACGTAGAAACCAGCGCCGTAGGCACCGGAGGTGACAGTGAACTTGGCCTGGATGCTGTTTTCGTTGACGAAGGCGCAGGGGTAGCTGTAGTTGAATTCGTTGGGCCAGGTGATGCCGTCAACCGACGTTCCGGCGTAGATGGTGCCGCCGACGACTTTGATCCGCCACCAGGCGTCGTTGTAGCCGTCGTAGGCTCCCATGCTGGTGTTGGTGATCGCGGGTGTGGTTCGCCGGAAGGTGAGCTGGTTGCTCCCCAGGACGATGGTGTAGGCGACGGAGCCGGTGGTGTCCTGGACGCGCATTTCGAAGGAGGAGGCCCCGGCGAAGGAGGCGACCTTCGCCAGGAGGTAGGAGGCGTTCGCGTTCTGGCCGAGGGTGTAGACCGCCGTCGAGGACATGGTGATAGTGGAGGGGCTACCGCCATTGAGTGCCGCCTGTCCGTCAGTGAAGGTGACGTTGCCGACGGTGGTCCATTTGGAGGCGCTGGCGGTGGGGTCGCTGAAGTCGTCCGAGAGGGCTTCGAGTAGTGCCACCTGGGCTGCCCCTCTCTACGTCAGCCGAGTTTGTAGATCTTCGCGGCGGTGTTGGGCCAGGTGACGGTGACAACACCGGCGCCGGGGGTCAGGGGTAGGCCGGTGCCGGTGTCGAAGTACCAGCAGAGGAGCTGGTTGGCGGCGGCGACGTCGGCGCCGCCGGTGACCGCTGAGGATTGGTAGACGATCAGGATGTGGGTGTTGGCGTCGGCGGTGGTGGTGATGGTGGCGTCGTCGGCGTCGAAGATTCCCCCGGAGACGGTTTTGTTGGCCAGGGTGGCGGGGGTGCCGTTCATGACTCCACCGGCGGCGGTGACCTGGGCCATGTTGGTGTGGGTGATCGAGTAGGTGTAGGTGCGCACGAGAGCGACCTTGAGGGTGGCAACGCTCAGGTCGTAGTCGCCGTTGAGGAGTCCGTCCTTGAAGCTGGTGTAGCTTGCGTTGGCCATGCGTCGGCCTCCTAGTCCAGGTCGTAGATGATGCCGTCGAGGGTCAGGTAGACGGGTGCGTAGCCGGTGGGGATCCGGGCGGTGCAGTGGCCGTCGGTGGGGATGGTGAGCCGGAACGTCATGCCTTGTCCGGCGGCGCCGCTGTTGGCGGAGCAGACGCCGGTGAGGTAGCGGTTGTATTTGGGGATGAACTGCGATGGCAGGTTCATGAAGTAGATCTCGGTGTCGGCGGGGAACGGGTTGGAGTTGGATTGGCGTAGCCGTCCGGAGAGGTGCACGAATCCGTTGTTGTAGATGGCGCGGGGGTTGTTGGTGCCGCCGGTGCTGCCCGCCGGTGAGTAGCCGAACATGAGGAACGGGTTGGTGCTGAGGTCGAAGTATTCGCCGGGGGTGCCGCCGTGTTGGGCGACGTTGGTGATGTCTTTGGCTTGGATGTTGGGGCTGCTGGCGGAGACGTCGATGGTGGCGAGGAGCAGGGTGGTGGCGGCGCCTGCGGGTGGGGGTGAGCCGGAGCCTCCGGTGCCTTGGACGGCGACGAGTTTGGCTTTGTTGACGGCGCCGGCAACGTATTCGTCGTAGACGGCGATATAGATTTTGTGGGTGATGCTGCCGCTGGCGGGTTTGGCCCAGGGCATGGGGATTTCGGTGTCGGTGGGCAGGTGGACGATGTAGCCGCCGGCGTTGGCGTAGCCCGCTTTGACTTTGACTTTGAAGCCGACATTGTCTGCTTGGGTGACGCCGAAGTGGCCGCCGCCGAGGATGCCGATGCGGCGTTGGAATGCGGTGGTGTAGGCGCGGAAGTCGGCGGCGCTGTAGTAGATGGGGTTGGTGGAGGCCGGGTTTGCTTGGAGGAAGAACGGGTAGTCGGGGATGTCAATTTCTGTGGTAGCCACGTCGGCTCCCTCCTAGATGGTGAGCCGGCGCTCGTTGAATTGGATGGCGAGGGTTCCGTGGGCGTTCATGTAGTAGAGGTCGTGGACTCCGGGTAGCCAGCGCCAGAAGGTGGATACGGACCAGTCGACGGTGTTGTAGACGGTCATGTCGTCGAGGATGGTGCCGGTGTTGGTGCCGAGTCGCACATCGCCGGTGCCCATGTCGACTTGGACGGTTTGGCCGGCTTCGAGGGTGAGGCCGGTGAACCGGAACCGGTCGTCGCCGCAGACAGCTTCAGGGTTGGTGGAGGGTCCGTTGAAGTAGAGGACGGGGGCGACGACGGCGTCTCCTCCGACGTTGATGATCAGTCGGGGGTAGGGGCCGTCGAGGAGCCCGAACTTTTTGTCGAATTTGGCGGGGAACACCCATTCGGAGCCGGTGTCGTCGGAGAGGACGTCTTCGGTGAGGTAGGTCAGTAGTGGCCCGTCGATGAGTCCGAGAGGGCAGACGAAGACGAGTTGCATTTCGAGTAGGGCGGCGGACCGGGCGGTGTAGGGCAGGCTGTAGGGGCTGCCGCGCAGGTCCATGGTGTAGACGATGGGTTGGGCGTTGTCGGGGTTGGTGTTGGCTGCCGAGCTGGTTTCGTCGTCGCGGCGGATGGTGAGGCGGGGTTTGACCATGGGGTGGGCCATCGCGGCGAGGCGGTTGGCGTACCAGTAGGCGTCGTGCCGCAACGTGTCGTCGGGGCTGAGCCCGCCCATGATGGCCAGTTCGAAGGTGACGGTGCGGGCACCGACGAAACCGTCCGAGTAGGAGGTGCCGTCGGTGCCCGGGTTCGCCACTGTCGTGTACCGAAATTCGGGTGACCCGAGATCCCAGGATTTGCAGATGATCGGGTCGGCGCCGCCGGGGACGAGCGGGCGCAGGGTGATCGTTTCCGCACCGTTGATCAGTTTCAGTTCGGCCGGTTTCCGGTCGGTGTTCATTGCACCCCCGCCGGCAGGTAGTTGTAGCGGTTGGTGGTTTCGGCGACCCGGCGTCCGTCCATGGTGATTGCCGGGGTGCCAACGACCTGCGCCATGTACTGGGCGAGCAAGGCCAGGTCTCGGCGGTCGAGACGGGTGATGCCGGGGCTGGTGATGGCCTGCTCTTGCTGGTTGGTGCGGACGGTTTCGTTTTTCCCGGTGCCGTTGAAGGCCAGGGAGTAGCCGGGCGGCAGGATCCCCCCGCTGTCGTACTTGCGCGGGACAAGGCCGCCGTCTTTGTGTCCGGCGCCCAAATCGAAGTGGGCGTGGTCGTAGTGCCCGGCGGTCATGAAAATGGATCGGAGTCCGCGGCGGTGGCCTTCGGGAATGATCTGCCGCAGGTAGTTCTGTTCCCGAGTGGAAGTTCCCGCGCCGTGGTTGACGTCGATGGCGCTGGCCCGATAGTGCTGGGAGTTGCTGACGTGGCCGCCCTTGGTGACGCCACCGAAGGCGGGGTGTTCGGAGACGTCGTAGCCCCGGACTTGGAGCCAGCGCCCGAAGGCGATCAGGGCGGCTTTGGTGCCGCCTGCGCCGCCGGTGCCGACGGTGATGTAGGGGGCGAGCCGGTTGAGGACGGCGACGGCGTCGTCTTCGCGTTGGGCGTATCGGCCTCGGAATTGCTTGGCGGGGCGCTGGATCCGGGCGGCGAGTTCCCCGGCGCTGATCTTCCCGGAGTCCATGCGTCGTGCGGCTTGGATGAATTTTCGGGTGGCGTAGGCGGGGTCGAGGAGCTGGGCGACGGACCCCCATCCTTGCGACGGTCGCTGTTGGAGGAAGCCGACGCTGTCTCGGTCACCGTAGTTGATGTTCCGCATTCCGGATTCGACAAGCCCAGCGGCGATGAGGGCGATGAGTTGTTTCTGGGTGGCCCCCATGCTTCTGGCGGTGGCTTCCGCAATCTCGGCAACTTGGATGCTGCCGGTGGCTTTGCCGCCGCCGGGCGCCCCGTAGGCCGGCGGCGATACGACGTCGGCGGCGTCCTGCGGCATGAGCACCTTGAATGGCCAGGAGTCAACCTGGCCACCTTCGGCGTATTTCGGGAACCTTCGGGTTCGGACGGCTTCCATGAAGTCGGTGCCGTAGTGCTTGACTGCAGCTACCGGCTGCACGTATTCGTTGGCGGTCAACCAGGCGGGAATGTTGTCGGCTTTGTCGTGCGGCGAGTAGCCGGTGACCCTGCCGCCGCCCGCGTAGGTTTGCTTTTCGAACTGCAGCCGATATCTGTTCAGGTTTGCCGTGGTGGCCGGCTGTCCCGTCCGGATGAGCTGCTGGTAAGCGACGGCGGTTTCGAGGTTGTTGAATACCTTCTCTTCGCCGGAGATAGTGAGGATGATCTTTTTGACGCCAGTGACGGCGTCGAGGCGCTCTGACAGGGTGCCGAGGTCGGCGTTGAGGTTTTTGGTCTTGTCGGATGCCGTCTGTGTTTGCGCGGCGACTCCGTAGGCTTCATCGGCGTACTTCTTGGCGTTCGTCGCGGTTTCGCCGTACTGAAGGTAGAGGTTTTTCAGGGCCGTCTTTGACTTCTCGGTTTCGTCCTTCTCGGCCTTTGTTGCGGCGATGGGTCCCTCTTGGGACCGGATGTAGCGGACGTAGGCGCTGACTGCTTCTTTGCGGCGCTGAATGTAGACCTTGAGGGAGTCTTGGGCTACGGCGTTGTTGAAGCCGCCGGTGAGGAACAGGTCTTTGGACAGTCGGTCGTAGGCGTTCTTTTCCAGGGCGAGGGCGGGGGCGGCGAAGTTGGGGATTTTGCTGCCGGCGGCGTCGCCCCCTAGGCCGATGTCGTTGAGGAAGGCGTCTTTGAACGAAGACCATCCGTTTTTGCCGCCGGCGGTGAGGAACTCGGGGATGGTGTGGGAGAAGAACCGTTCAATGTCACCGACGTCGTTTTTGAAGGCGTCGTTGAACGATGACCAGCCCTGCTTACCCCCGGCGGTGATCCACCCGGGCAAGGTCATGGAGAAGAACCGCTTGAAGCCTGGGGCGTTCTCCTTCGACCACTCCGAGTACGCCTGCGGGCCCATGGCGAGGGCTTTAAATCCTTCGAGGGCGGTGCCGGGCTTGCCGAGGACGGTGTCGACGATGATGGATGCGGCGATAAGGCCACCGGCGACGGTCAGGGCACCAACGGCAAGGGTGCCGATGGCGCTGGGCGCGGAGCCGAGCATTGGCAGCGCCCCAGGGATGGCCCTCCCTGGCAGTCCCCCGGGCTTGGTGATCTTGCCAGGCTTCTTCCCCCCACCGAGGTCGACGCCAGTCCCGCCGAGGGCTTTGCCGTAGACGTTGACGACTCCGGCGTGGACGGTCATGGTGGCCGTGCTGGCGCCGCCGATGAACTTGTCGAGGAATTTGAACTTGCTGGTGAGGGCGGTCTGTAGGGCGGTGACGGCGGGGAGTTTCAGACTGAACCCGACCGCTTTGAGGCCCTTGTATCCGGCGACGAGGGCGAGTAGGGCGGTGATGGATTTCGGGTTGTCGGCGGCGTACTTCATGACGTACACGAGGGCGTCGGAGATGCCGGCCATTGCGGCGGCTGCGGCGGCGGGGTTTGAGCTGGCGAATGCTCCGAGGGCGGCGAAGAACGGGTTGAGGGTTTTCAGGAATTTGACGGTGCGCCAGACGGTGAAGAAGACGGCGGCGTTTTTGAAGAAGTCGATGATGTCTGCGTAGGGCAGGTTTTTGATCTTGTCGAAGAAGGAGCTGATCTGCTTGGTGCCCTCCGGCGACGATGACCAGTCGGCGAGGCTCTTGGTGAAGTCCCGGAAACTCGACACCAGGGAGCCGCCCGCAGGCAGGGCGGCGGTGAAGAGGTTCTTCAACAGGGTGAGGATGTTGGAGGCGATGTCGTACCACTTCTTCGCCTCAACCCGGGAGTCCTCGAACCACTGGGCGAGGCCGCCGTTTTCGTCCAACTTCTTGATCCATTTAGCGAAGCTGTCCGACAGCTTCAGGATGGTGTCGGACAGGGACTCAAACCCGGGTGACGCCTTGTCCAGGATCCGGGTGATCGGGTCGGCCAGGATCAGCAGGGCCTGGCCGAGCTTGTCGAATGCTGCCGCGTTGCGTTCCTGGATGCGGGCCATCGAGTCGCGGAACAGGGGACTCTTTGTCCATTCGCCGAGCTTCCCGATGTACTTGCCGATGATGGATCCGAGCTGCCCGGCGTATTCCGCGGCGAGCTGCAGTGTGGACTTGCCGCCCTTCGGTGCCGCGGTAATCGCCTTGAGGAAGGTGTTGAACCCGGGGAGGGTTTTCTGGCTGATCTGCCGTTGGAGGCGCTTGAACAGGTCCTCGTTTTTGACGAACCAGTTGTACATGTCCCGGGCGGCCGGGCTCATGTCCTTGAGTTTCTGCTCCAACTGCGCGGCAGCGGAAGTGGTCTTGTCGATGGTGCCGGCGGTGGATTTCTGCAGACCCGCTTGAGCGTTGAGGGTTTGGTCCCGGGCATCCCGGACCCGCTCTTTCGCGTCGCGGACTTTGTCGGAACCTTCGATGCCTTTGGACACCGAAATCTTCAGGTCTTCCTTTTTCCGCTTCCGTTCCAGGGCGGTGTCGGCGAGGCGGGTCTTCGCGTCGTTGAGGTCTTGGACGGCCCTAGCCCGGTCGAGGGCGTTAGCGAAGTAGTTGGCGTTGGTGGCATCCAAATTCTGCTGGGCTTCAGCAACGGACAGAGTGTCCGACTTGTATTCGTTGTCGAGGTCGCGAACCGCCTTGCGCAGGTCTTCAAGGTCACGGATGGCTTCGCGGCGGGCGTCGTGGACCTTTTCGCCGGCGCGGGCCTCGTCGCGTTGCGCATTGGCGAGGGCCCGCTTGGACTGGGCCAGGTCGTCGGCGGCGTTGACAGCATCCCGGGCGGAGTTCGCGGCGGAGGTAGTCTCCTGCCCCAGCACTGTCTTACGCAGAGTCAGTGCGTCGCCGATGCCCTTGAAGGCGATGCCGATAGCGGACAACCCCAGGGCGGCACCGATGCCGGCGGAGCCCAGGGCGGCAATGGAGGTGGACGCTTGGACGGCGGATGAGCCCATGGCGAACAGGGCCGGGGTCATGGCGACGACAGTCCCGTACAGCAGGTTCATCGGCCTGATGCCTTCGCCGCCGAAGTCGACGAGCCGCTGGGAGGTGAACAGGGTTTTGTTGCGCTGCTTGACCTGTTCCCGGGCGGCCCGCTCTTCGGCCCTCGCCTGGTCCCGGGCGGCCCGTTCCGCCGTTCGGACCCGGTCCCGGGCGGCCTGCTCTTCACCCCGCTGCCGACGTATGGTCGCTGCCGCCCGGACCCGGTCCATCTCGTTCTCGGTGCGCTGGGTGGCCTGGACGACGGACTTCCCGGCGTTGGCGATGGAGTTTTTCAAGCCCCGTTCGTCGGCGACGACTTTGACCTTGTAGACGGGCTGGTTGCCCAGGGCCATCTGTTCCTTGACGACAAGGCGCACCGACTGGCGCAGCCCGGTGCCGTCAGCAACCACTTTGACCTTGTAGACGGGCTGGCCACGGAGCGCCGACTGCTTCGCGACGGCCTCTTTGACCGAGTTCCGCAGCCCGGTGCCGTCAGCGACGACGGCAACCTTCGCCTCGATACCTTTGACGGCTTTGACAAGGTCCTTTTCGAGCTTGGCCCGGAACTTGGAAAGGTCGGGTCCGATGCGGACTACCGCTGAATCGATGACGTCTTCGTCGTTGGCCACGGAGGTCACCCCACTTCGACAAGGTTGTGACTGGCGGCCTTACGGAACGCCATCGCGTTTTGTGCGGCGAGCACTTCGGGGGCGACCGGCTCGTACGGTTCGGTCCACTTGGCGATCAAATCCCGGGCGAGTTCGATCGGCTGTTTCTCTTCGGTGAAATGCCTGCGGGTGTCGAGTTCGAGCCGAGTCAGGCGCATCTCTTCGACCATGGCTTCCCACAGGACGTTCATGGCTTGGCGGATTGTTAGGCGTTGGCCGCCCGCTTGGACCCTAAGGAGACGAGATTCGGCGCAGGGCCAGTTCCGTTCGCACCAGGTGAGGAGCCATCGGAACTGGTCTTGCGTTTTCCCGTGAAGTGTTCCATCACCCAGTCGGTGAGGCCGTCCATCTGTTCCAGGCCGACAACGTTTTCGTCGTCGTCATCGTCGTCGTCGTGGTCGAGGAGTTCCAGGAAACGCTGGCGGTCTGCGCGGATCAGCACCGTGTTGAAGAAAGCCTCGGTGGCTTCATCGGCGCCGGTGTCGTCGGAGCGCATGACCGCCAGCAGCTCATTCCACTTCTTGTAGGGCAGCTTCGCCCTCAGTGTGAATTCCTGCCCACCGACTTTGAAGGTCGGGCGAATACCGGCCTGTTCGGCGAGCATCGCATCGAAGTCGCGGGTAACCATCAGGTGTTAGTCCTCTTCCGGGTCGGCGGCGGGCTGCGGGTTGGTTTTCTGTTCCTGGTAGACGATCCACAGCCAGACGGCGACTGCGGCACCGGCGGCCCCTGCGACCATTCCGGTGATCAGTTTCATCACGGCGCCGGGTTGAGGTTGGCACCACCGAGGATCTTCAGCAGTGGGCGGCCGTCGAGGGGCTTTTCGAGTTGGAAGTTCGCGGAGATGAGCGACTTCTGCACACCCTTACGGTTTTCCATACCGATGGATCCGCCTTGGAGGCAGCGCCGGAAAATGATTCGGAGGTCGTTCTTGGTGACGTCGTTGATGGCGTCCCAGCCGATCATGACGCGCTGTTCGTTGCCGAGGTCTGGGGGTTCGAAATCCCAGGCGGTGCCGGTGTCGGTGTCGTCGATAATGCCGCCGTTGAAGGCGATCGTCAGGTTCTTCAGGGTGATTTCGGCGAGGGCGAATTCGATGCTGGCGTCGCGGCCGGTGGTAACCCGGGCGAGCGGGTCGAGTTCTTCGGCCACTTCTACGTTGTCGGTGCTTACCTCGTAGTTGAAGACGGAACCCTCATCGGTGTAGCCGAGGGGCACCCATTCGGTGCCCCAGGCGGCGATGCAGGTGGCGGGTTCGACGGTGGGTACTCCGAGGGTGTCGGTCGGAGCGATGTACAGCTTGCCCGGCTTTCCGAATCGGACTGCGGCGGCGTTGAAGTCAGCCACGGGATTTTCCTTCCATACGAGAAAAGCCCCGCCAGTCAATGGCGGGGCTGAAGGGTGGGTGGGGCGCTTAGGTGACTGTGGTGATCAACGCGTCCACGATGTAGCGGGGGGTGTCGGAGTCAGGTTCGGGTAGCCACCGCATGCTGGTGGTGGCGGCGGCCCCCAAATAGGTGCCGTTGATGACCCGGCCGCCGGTGCGGGCGCAGTCCTCAAGTTCGGCGATCAGGGTGCGGGCGATGTCGCCGGCCTGTGCCCGGGTTTTGCCCCAGCAGTCGAACTGCATCCGAACTTGCTGTTCGGGGAGGTCTTTGCGGGGGGCGGGGCCGCCGGACACCTGCCAGGCGATCAGGGCCGGGATCGGCGATTTGGCGGGCATGGCGTTGTAGATGGAGAAGTTGCCGTCGGGTCGCTGCAGGAGCGGGGCGACTTCGGTGTCGAGGAGCCAGGTTTTGATGATGGCTTCGGTGTCGGCGTAGACGATCACTGGTAGTACCGCCGGACTGCTTCGATGGCGGGGCGGATGTGGGGTTGGGCATGGCCATGTTCTCGGGTGCCGAATTCGACGAAGGCCCAGTAGCGGCGGCGGGTCCGGACGAGGAAGTCGCCGGTGTCGGGGTCTTGGCGCACGTAGTAGCTTTCGGACAGGTGCGGGCCGCCTTCTCGATCGGGTCGCCGGTCCATGTCGCGGGGGGCGTTGATGTGGATGAAGTCGACGATGTCCTGGGCGATGTCTTCGGACCGCTGTTCGGCTTTCTTCCGGATCCGCTCGATGGTGCGGTAGGCGTTTTTGGTGGTGTAGGGCCGTTTCCTCGCCATCACACTTCCCCTTCGGTGTCGCGCATCCGCGCTTCTAGGTGGGTGTAGAAGTCGAGGTACCAGACAATCCGGTATACCCTGCCGGACTTTTCGTCTTTGATCCAGTCGGTGTGGACCAGGCCGCCGGGGATGGGATCGCATTTGAGGCCGTAGTCGGAAACGTTTTGCTGTCCGCCTTGCAGGTCAACGTTTCCGGTGGGGTAGTCGACAACAGCCCGGACTCCTTGCGCGGCGACGTCACGGGTGGTGTCGTCGTCGCCGCCATAGGGTTCGTCGTAGTCGGTGTCGGGTGGGATGCGGAGCACACTGATGGTGGTGATCGACAGTGGTATCAACAGCCCCGCCCCTTTCTCTCAAATGCTGTAACGATCGAGGAGGGCGGAATGCAACGTCGACATGCCGGAAGTGCTGCCGCCGGTTGTCGACGATGAGCCCCAGGTTTTGGTGACCTGCCCGACGGTGGCCGATTGCAGCCCTTCCGGGTTGCTGAGCTGCCGCTGCGTCAAATCCATGGTGACGAGTTTGAGAACGTCGGGTACCGGGTCGTATCCGTGTTCGACATCGAATTCGTATTGGGTGCGGTATCCCCAGCACCCCCACACCTGACCTTTGCGGGAGTAGTTGATGGGGTATTCGGCGGGGTCGAGGATGATCCCGTCGGCCCGGGTTTCGATGATGTTGAGCAGTTCCAGGGTGGGCAAGGTGATCAGGGAGTTCTTCGCACCTTCGAAATGCATCGTTTCGGCTTGGAACGAGAGATCCCACCCGCAGTAGGCGCGGACGGCCCCCGACGCCAGGGTTAGTGCCGCTTCGGCTTGCACCTGGTCGTCGAGGGTCCGCCCTAGGTAGATCTCCAGCTCGCTGACGGTGGCGAGCGGATCCATAGGGTTTACCGCTGCCGGTCGCCGGAGTCGCCGGGCCCGCCACTGCCGGTGGCCCGCTTGTTGCGGGCGTTGCGGGCCTTGTCCCGGGCGTCCTCGTTGTCCTTGTTGGTGACCCCGGCGTCGTCGGCTTCCCGGTTGCGGGTGGAGAGCCGGTTCGCCTCGTTGTTGCCCTTCTTCCCGCCGTCGGGCTCGTCGAGGGGCTCGTCGATGGGGACGGCACCGACCTGTTCGGCCATTTCGGGGGTCATCATGGCGGTGGTTTCCATGTAGCCGACGTAGTAGTGGTATTCCTCCAGCGGAATGGGCTCGTCCGCCGGAACCTCCTGCGGTGCCGCCTTCTCGTCGCCCTTCATGGACGGCTGGGCGGTCTTCTGCGGGTCGGTCATTCTCGCTCCTCTGAAAAATGCGTCGGCGGTGAGCAGGGGCAGGCTTTGGTGGCTGTCACCGCACGCTGCCCCTGCCGCACCGCAGATTCGGCAGTAGACGTTCACTTCTTCGGCAGGCTGGCGCGGACGAAACAGTCCTTAGCTTCGAGGAGCTTGCGCAGCCCGGCAGTAACTTCGGGGCCGGGTGGTAGGTGCCGGACCATTGTTTGGGCGACGTCGGCGCAGATGGCGGACGTTTCCCGCATGGCAGATCCGGCGGGTAGGTGTTCGTAGGAGAAGTAGTCGAGTAGGGCTTGGGTGTTCGGGTGGGTCACGGCAGGGTGATCTTCACGAATGCCGACGGGCGCAGGACGGCGAATGCGCAGCGGAGCTCGGCAAGGATTGCGACGAGGTTCCTGACGAAGAAGTCGGCGTGACTGTCTGTTGCGGTGACGGTGGCCTGTTCCCGGTCGTAGACGACTCCCCAATTCCAGGCGGCACACCAGGCGGTCTTCGGCGGAACAGCCTCGGACTGGACTACCGGCAGGCCCCACAGGCGGGGGGTGGTGAGGGCGAACGGGCCCCCGCCGTAGTAGTTGCCGGTGGTGTCGCGAAGCAGCTCGGCCGCCTCCCAGTCCAGCGGGTTCATCACATACGCCGTCGGCTGCGCCCGGCCCCCAATCTGGACCTTCGTGCGGGCCTTGCGGGTCGTGTCGAGGGCGTCAGTGCCGGCTGCCTGGGTCTGGATGCCGGGGGTGCTGTTGAGGCCAAGGAAGTTCTCACCGGCGCCTGTCCCAGTCAAGAGCTGGTCTTCGAGTTCCTCTTCGAGGCCGTACCGCAGGAATGAGTCGATCATGGTGCGGATCTGCCCGACGTCGGACAGGGCCCGCTTGGTGATCGGCATCCAGTGCGCGATGGTCTTCACCGTCGTCGAGTCGCGCTGGAAGGTGAAGCCCGACTCGGGCTTGACGCCGCCCATGACGGGGGTGACGGTGGTGCCGTCGACGAAGGCGGAGCTGGTGGCTTCCTTGACCGGCGCCGCATTGTTGACGGTGTTGATCATCCGGACGTAGTCGATGGTGTCCGAGGTGGTGCTACCCGACTGGAACAGCCCCCGGACCGTCAGGGGCCGCTCGTAGAACGGCGACAGCAGACCCTGGTGGTCGGGGTTGATGGTGATACCACCGGAGACGGTGTGGTCGCCGGAGGTCAGCAGCGACTTCATCGAGCCGATCTGCATGGGCTGGCTCTGGACCCGGTACTTCTCGCCGAAGGAGCCGTTGGGGACCGAACCGATCAGCGACTTGTACTCGGTGGAGGTGGTGAACTTCTCGCCCGCCGACAGGGCCTTGCCGACCCGGCGGATCGTCTCCTCATCGGTCTTGGTCGGGTCGTCGCCCAGGCCCAGCCCGGTGGACAGGTCCGTCATTTGGGTCTTGAAGGCGGCTTCTCGGGCGGCGCCGGACCGTAGATCTTCGGCCTTCTTCATGTGGCCGTCGATGGTGTCCTTCTCGACGTCGGTGATGCCGCGCTCTTCACGTTCTACAGTGTCGAGGATCCCCTTGGCAGCGTTGGTTTCCGCCAGGATCGCGTCTCGGATGGTCTTACGCATGGATTTCCTTCGTCCTCTCGTGACCTGGCGGTCATTCGGTGAGATCGGCCATCAGATCGGCCATTGCGAGCCGGTGACGGCACAAAAAAACCGCCTCTCGGCGGTTGGTGGTGTCGGTGGATAAATCCGGGGGTGGGTCGTCAATAGCGGGTGGGGCCTGTTTGGCGGAGATTAGTTCCGTCATCGGGTTCATCCCCAGCGGGGTCGGGCCCACTTCGTGGAGGAACACGTCGAGGAGTTCGTTGGCGGTGTCGTCCTTGGAACGCTGCTCGTTGATGACGTCGTAGGTGAACGAGAACTGCTTCACCCGGCGGCGTTTCATCAGGTGCCGGACTTGGGCGCCCATGCCGAAGTCGTCGAGCTGGCCTTTGATGTACAGGCCGCCGTTTTCCTGCACCCAGTTGTTCGCCCAGGTGGGGATGGACTTGGAGCCGCCTTCGAGTTCTTCGGCCTCGAGGACTTCACCAATGTTCATGTTCGGGTCATCGAGGCGGTGCGACCAGTAGACGGGGATGGGGGCGTCAGCTTTCGCCCAATGCTCTAGTGAGGATTTGAAAGCGCCGGGCCGGACGATGTCGCCGCCGTGGTCCCGGTTGTTGAACACGGAGACGACGGCTTCGAAGATCCCGTCGTCGGCCTTTTGCGTCACCGTCGCCGGCATCGTCTTGAATTTCATGGGCCACTCCCGACAGGTTTCTTCGGTCCGGGGGGTTTGCCGTTGGAGGCTTCGTTGGACGGGTTGTTCGGGGCGGTGTCGCGCGGGGACGCCAAACCGCCTTGGGTGACATTCAGCGGGGTGATGAGCTCTTCGGCTTCTTTCAGGTCGGACAGGTTGTACAGGGCCCGGCCTTCGTTGCGGGTCATCCACGGGCCACCAACGGATGCGGAGATGGCGGCGGCCTGGGCTTCGAAGGAGCCCTGCATCTTGGCGCGCAGGTTGAACTCCACATACGTCTTCTTCGCCCCGGATGGGTCGACGTCGGGCAGGAGCTGCAGTTCGATGTCCTGCTGCAGCATTTCCAGCAGCGGGCCCAGGGCGTCGGCGTACAACATCTGCCGCAGCTCCCCCAGCGACGACTGGGTGGCGTTTTTCGACAGGCCCACCATGGACGGGTCGATGTGGTAGGCGGAGGCGACTTCTTCGCGGGTGAGCTGGCGCCCTTCGGCGTACTGGGCGTCTTTGGGGGTGATGCCACCCTCATGCCAGCCCATGCCGTCTTCGAGGACGGGTGTCCCGCCGGCGGCCATGTCGGAGGAGTAGGCACCCCAGTCGGTCTTGAACCGGTTCCGGGCGGTGTCGGACCAGCGGGGGGCTTTCTCTCCCCGGGTGATGTAGCCGGAGATCCGGGCCCCGTTGCGCCACATCTGTTCCCGGTACTGGGTTGCCGCGGACTCCTCGGCGAGGATCTGCCGCAGCGTTTCGATCGGTGACCAGCCGTCCGCCGGGTTGTCCGGGTTGTAGCCGTAGAAGTGGACAACCTGGTCCGGGTCGATGTCGCGGGTGCCCCGCGACCCGGTGATCCGGTACTTGTCGGGGAAGTACAGGCTGGGGCCGACGGGTTGGATGAACCGGCGCGGCATCGGCAGCACCCCGTTGGTGCCGTCCGGGGCCCGGCCTTTGACCCAGAACGCGGAGTTGAAGATGGAGAATTCCTGCACCGTCCAGTTGATCAGCCGGTATTTCGTCCACTTGCTGCCGGGCCACGGATCGTTGAGCATTTTCGACAGTGGGTGGTCGCGAACCTTTTTCCGGTCCGTCTCCCCGGTGCGTTCGAAAACGTCCAGGCCGAGCTGGGCAATGTTGCGGGCCCGGAACTCGATGACGGTGCGCAGGGCCGGTTGGGTTTTCCACATCTGCTCATAGCTGCGGTACTGGTCCTCGCCGATCTGCATGTAGGACGGCATGGCGAAGCCCAGCATGGACGGGGCGGGTTGGGCCCGCTTGATGGCACCTTGACTCAACACGAAAGGCACCCCGTACTCCTTCCGGGTGACTAGGTGACCGGCGTCTTGGCGGGCGCCGTCTGCAAATACAAAACCTGGTCGCGTTCGATGTAGATGTTCCCGTCGAGGCGGGTCGGCTCCGCCCCACGCGAGTACATGGTGCAGTCGGACAGGACGATCAGCGGCCCGGACTTGCGGACCAGGACACCGTCGATGGCGGTGCCCTCTAGGAGGTTGACCAGGACCCGTTCGTAGACGGGCCAGCGGGAGAGCATGTCGGGTTGCTCCAAATGGGTGACAGGATTTGCGGTCCCCGGGTTGCGCATTGCATGCTTTGACCCGGAAGCAGTTCAGGAGATACGGCCACCCCACAGCGGCCCGTTCTCTGGCGGCTGCCCCTCGCAACGGACCCCTCCGCCCTACCGGCGCGGAGGGTTCCGTGTGGCGCGCGGTGGAGCAGAGGTAGCTCGTCGGACTCATAATCCGGAGGCCGCCGGTTCGAATCCGGCCCGCGCAACAGGGAGACCGCTCGCACCCCTCCGCCGACCACTCAGCCCGGCGAGGGTGTAAGGAGCGGGCGGTCTCCGTCAAGACCCGGCCTGCACGGTTGGGGAGGAAAAACACGGCAGTGCCGTGTCACTTAGGGGCGCGGCGGCTACCGGAAGACTTACCGCAGGCACCGTCTTCCGGCCCGCCGCGCATCCTGAACAAATCTTGGGGCCTGGACAGCCAGGTAAGAACCGGGGCGAGTGCGCCGGGCTGGTTGGGCGCGAATGCTTCAGGGTCGCCCCGGTCGCCCCGTAAGTCGAGCGCGGAGCTTGGTGCCTCCTGCGCGTATGGGGGGTGCCGTCGTCGCAGCCCCACCAGGGATCGCCGTGGGCCGGAGACTCTGGTGGGCCTGTTTATGGCACAGGTCGACGGCACCCCCACACCCCAAATGGCGTACATGTGGCGCGCAGTAGCGGCCTAGTCATCTACGGTGGAGAGATGCCAGTGGACCAATACAGAGCATCCCGGCGGGTCCTCCTGGGCCTCTCCGGCTTCATCGGGGTGTTCCTGCTGGCGGCGGGGGTGATTGACCTGCTGATGGACTTCAACGGCTCCGGTCTGTTCATCACCGTCATCGGGCTAGCGGAGTGCATCATCACCGCCTGGCTGGCGGCGAACACCCCGGCTCGGCGCCGGTGAGCGGGGGTGATTCCAGCCCGGTCCTGGTGGGCACCCTGATCGCCATCCTGATCAGCTCGACGGTGTTCTCCTTCGGTGTCCTGAAGGCGAAGGTAAGCCGGGCCAACGCTGACTACAAGGACACGAAAGGCAAGGTGAGTCCGCTGCGTAAGGCGTACTGGGTGTTGTGGTGGGATGCGGCCAAGATCGGCTTCTGGGTTTTCGTCGTCGGGTTCATCCTGGTCGCCTGGGTCATCCACGACGCGAAGGCCAACCGATGAGCGGAGAGCCGGAGGGCCCTGTCGGCATGGTCTTCCTGACCGGCTTCCAGGCTGTCGTCGTCGCTAAAGAGTTCCTTGTCATCCAGTGCAAGGTCTGCAACTGGATCGGCGGGGTCGATCCCCCGTACAACCTGTTCGATCTGGCGAGGAAGGCCACCGACCACGCGAAGGTGTGCACCCATGACTGACACGCTGTCGCCGGAGCCGGAACATGAGCCGCAGTTCCTTATTGATGTGGTCGCCACCGACCATGCGGTGTTCCTGGCCATCGAATGCACCCGGTGCATGTGGATGGTCGAAGTCGAAGCCCCGATGGACCTGGTGCAGGTCAACGGCCGGGCCACCGAGCATGCGGAGAGATGTAAATGCTGACCTTGAGGAGTGCCCGGCCGTGAGCGTTGTAGTCGTTGTCCAGCTTGTCGACGACGGCAAGCCCGACTTCGAGGTTGCCGGCCAAACCCGGTGCAAAGGATGCAGCCACTGGTGTTGGCTCGACACCGACTCTTTCCGGATCATCCTGCGCAAGCGGGTAGTGCCGTTATGTATCCCTTGCGCGGCGACGAAGGTGACAGCGGACCGGCTGATCGGCAACGTCAAGGACTTCCGGTGACCCCAGCAGAATGGGCCCATGGAAGATCTCACCGGGGCGGAAAAGCTCGACAAGATACTTCGGGCGGCAACAGCATGGCACCGGGGTCGGCACCCGCAGGTGGAGTGCCTGCACTGCTGCACCGACTGTGAAACGGCGAACCCGCACATTCCGCAGCCGGCGCCCGTTGAACGGAAACGAAAGAAGGTCCGACGTCGTTGATCTGCTGTTCGTCGGCATGGGCCTGCTGCTGTGCGCCCTGTGTTTGGCGGTGGCGTTGTCGGCGGTGGACTTGCGCCTGGTCGCCACCGCCGCCGCGGTCGTCATTGTCATCACTGGGGTGTACCTGCTGGTGATTGTGTGGGGGAAGGTGAACCGGTGACCGGCGACGACTTTTTCGAAGAGGACGAGGACGTTCAGGTTCTCCTGCGGCACTTCGAGGAGATGAAGTGCCGCATCTACTTCTGCCCCACCTCCGGCCAGTACGAGTGCATGGCCCACGGCGGGTTTGATGAATGCTGCGACAGCCCGCACCTGCACATCGAGGTCAAATCACCATGAGGTTGCCGTCTTCGTATGCGCTGCGGTATTGGTCGACGCCTTCGCGGCTCTTCCAGGCGTTGACGGCCATCGCCGCTGCCGGGACGGCGTCGATACGGGCTTTGTCGCGAGCCCGTTCAGGTTTCTCCGGACGAATGAGGTTGGGATCATAAGGCGCCATACGGACTTCGCATTGGTCGAAACAGAAGCGGGCAACCGGGTTGCCATGGTGCCGCAGCAGTCCTCGTTTGACGGTGCCCATGAGGTCTGTCATCCCGGGACTCATGCGATCGTACGTGTTGCGGTATGCGGTGAGTTCGCCCTCATCGATGCTGAGGTTCAACGCGTCGCCGATCCGGTTGATGATGGGCCACATGGACCACTCATCGCAGTCGGCAGCGACGATGCGGTATTCCTTGGCATCCTCGGCTATGTCGTCGATCACCTTGTCGTAATCGATGACGCTGCCGGAAGTCACCGTCAGCCAACCTTGACGGGCCCACCGGGTGAACTTGCCGTCGTGAAACTGATCAAGCCGTTCCAGTCCGGACTCTGGAAGCCAGAACCGCCACATGATGTGAGCCGGGTCCTCTTTCGGCTCGTCTCCTGGGATGACCAGCGCCCATGCAGTGAGGTCGAATTTAGCTGCAAGGTCAAACCCCGCATAGGCGGTCCGACCCCGTAGTTCCCGGTTGTGCCACTGCGGGTTCAGCCACAGGTCCCCGGTGCACTTATCCCACAGGTGCATGGGCATCCACCTGGATGACTGCGACACCCACTGGTTGAGCCGGAACTGCCTGAAGGCGTTCTCCTTACCCGGATCGTTCTTCGCCTCCTGGGCTTCGTCGCGTAGTGATTGCAGCGACAGGAACTGTCCGAGAGCCGGGTTGGCGAGGGGCCACAGGGTTTCATCCCAGGGGTCGGCGTCCATGGGAAGGTTCCGCAGGTAGACGAAAATGTGCCGGGCCCGTTCCGGGTCGTCGGCGATCTTCTGCATCTCGTCGTGTTCGGTTTTGCCGAAGGACTGCGGGTCGGCGCCGGCGGTGGTGGCAGCGACCATCAGCGGCTGGTCGCGGGCGCCCATGCCGGTGCGCATGGCGTTCCACAGGTCGGCGTTCTTCTGGGTGAGCACTTCGTCGAAGACGATGCCGTGGGGGTTGTGGCCGAGGTTGCCGCTGGCGTCGGAGGCGAGGGCCTCGTAGTAGGAGCCGGTGCTGGTGTCGTAGATCCGCTTGGCCTGCTTGTTGATTTTGAGGCGGGAGCTCAGAAGTGGACTCAACTGGACCATGCGTTCGGCGACGTCGTAGACCTTGCGGGCCTGGTCGCGGTCGACGGCGCAGCCGTAGATTTCGGCCCCGTCCTCGTCGTCCGCTACGCATAGATACAGGGCGATACCAGCCAGTAGCTCTGAATTGTGGGTGGGTACCAAATCCAGTCCGGCGAGGAACATTCCCCCCTGCACCTGAATGCAGCGCACGTCCCGCTCACCGACAGGTTCGACGGAAGACACAGCGATAGTGGTCGAGCGGCCCTGCCGGGCCTCAGCGGACAGTCGGGAATTTTTGCGGGGCAGCCGAAACACCCCGTCGGTGACGCACGGGTTGAACGTCGTCCGCCAAGATCCGTTGTGTGGCCGGGCCGGGCCAGGCTTGTAGCCCAACGAGCGGGCCAGGAAGATCATGTCGTCGACGAGACGCCGGGTGCCACAGAAGTCCGCCTGAGGAACGCTGCCGGCGTCACCTACACCGCCGTCGGTGTCCATCAGCCCGGCGAGGACAGCCGCCCGGGTTTTCGCGTCGGCGTACTTATAAAGGTCCGGCACGTGCTTGTTGCCCAGCACCCCCACCCGGCGGAGAACGGTTCCGAGTCCGGGAATGCCGTAGGTGGCGGCCCGGCCCCGCTGGTAGACGTACGAGGTGCGGAAGCCGGCGTCGCCGATGGCGGCAACAATTTCCGGGTCCATGGTGGTGATCTCGCCGCGGAGTGTGGTGCCGTCGCCGAGCCACAGACCCAGCAGGTACGGGTCCAGGGGCAGGGCGGCGGGTGTTTGACGGTCGAGCTCATTCGGCACCGGCACCCGGTAGCGGGTATCACCCCGGGCGCCGCACCGATGGGTGGCCATCAGTTCGGCGGTGGTGACGATGCGGGCCTTGTTGCTGCGCAGCCGGTCGATGACAAGCCACTCATGCTCGTCGCTGGCGACGACGCTGCGTCCGTCGGCGAGCTGCACCCGGTACGACTGGCGGCGATGCACCGGGCCTACCGCGATAACCGGGACCTGGCTGCCGTCCGGGGAGTGCACCTTGTCGCCGACCTGGATGTCCCACATCGGTACCGGTCCCCGGTCGGTGAGGATGGGGGTGTCAACGTCGAGCGCCTTGCCGTTCTTACGGGCAACCTCAATCCACGCAAGACGGTAACGACGGACATACCGCTCAGACTCCGTAGACCAGGTCACCTCGGCGAACAGCGGCTCCATAATGTCGTTCACCTGCCAGTCGAGCAGGTGGAACGGCGTCCGCGACCAGCGGCCCTTGGTGTGGACAAGAATTTCCGAGAAGAACGCCTGAATGTGCGCCGAGCGGGGCTTACAGGTGTGGTCTCCCCGCTCGGTGCATTCCATGTCGTCGAAGGTTTTCCCGCAAGCAGGTAGCCGTTTCGGCATGGGTTCACCCCCCACACCTGATCCACGAACGAGTGAATGGTCGACACTGGACGTCACTGGACGCCAACACTCACGTTGAGCGGATGAAAACGAAAGCGACGAGACGGGCAAAACAGATGGATTTCAATAAAGAGCTCAGGCCAGTCATCGACGCCATCCGCACCCACCGCAAAGCCAACCACCTCAGCGCCGGCGAAGTGTCCCGGGCCGCCGGAATGAGCCGCACCTGGGCCACCGACCTCGAATCCGGCAAAGGTGGCCTCAACCCGTCCGTTGGCCGACTAGCCCTCTACTGCAACGGTGCCGGGGTACAAGAGTTCGGCGTCTACGTCATCATCGACGGCGAATACACCAGCGCCGCCCTGGTAGGCGGCGACGACGTTGAAGACGACAACGTTTAGCCCGACAACAGCCGGGAAGCCCCCGCCTCCGTCTGCTTCGGACGCTGATCGGACACCTTGATCGCGGACCGGGCCGACGGGGTCAGCCCGAAGTCCCGGCCGAACATTTTGATAATCGCCGCGGACTCCCGCATGATGCTCAACGCCGGATGCCGCTTCGGCCCCAACCGGCTTTCCACGATGGGCCCATCCTCGCGCACCATCTGCGCCGCCTGCCGGTACTGCACCACCTGCTCGCAGTAGGTGTGCAGGGCATCCCGATCGGCCATGGTGACGGTGCGCATCTGCAGAAGCTGCCCGATGGTGTAGTCCCACACTTCCTTGACGTCAGGGTCGTCGGTGGGGCATTCGGGTATCCCGTCGTCGGGGATGGGCTCATCGTGGTTGAGCCGGGCGTTGCGTTCCCCCTTCAGCAGCTTCAGTGCGGTGGGGGCGCCGGTGCCCCTCGGGCGTCCAGACGGCATGACAGTCTCCTTTGCGGGCAGTAGTGAGAGGGCACGTGAATACCATTCGGGAATTGCCCCAAACACCCAATGGTGTCTAGTTGCGCCCGGGTGTGGAAGAATGGGTCGGCCCTCTTCCTTTGGCGGAACTTCGAGGGCTGCCGTCCCGGCCCGCACCACCCCAGCCTCTCCACGCAATCGAGGGACCGGGTCACCGCAGGCCGGGACGGTACACATCACGACGAAAGAGGTCCCCCAGATGCCCGAGATCGGCGACGAATGGGCCGAAGACGCCCGCACCAACCGCGACGAAGACTGGGTCACCAAAGCCCTCTTCGAAAGCCGGAACCGCAACACCCACCTCAGCGCCCCCCACCAGGAGAAAATCCTGGCCGTCGCCCACCAACACGGCTGGACCTACGAAGAAGCCCTCAACTACGTCATCGGCGTCGGACTAGACACCCTGCGCTCCGTTGAAGAACTCCAGAAGACCCCCGTCGTCGGCGCCCACCACATCCGGTTCCGCCACGCCCAGGGAATGACCACCGAGCTCGTAGGCGCCGACTGCCGGTGCGGGTACTCCGTCGGCCTCACCACCGCCAAAGCCGCCACCGAAGCCGTCCAAAAGCACATCGACTCTGTCGCCGACGGGCAGGGCGAGTGAGCAGCCCACTACTCGACTTCGCCGAAGCCGTCGCCGCGGAGGCCGCCGTCCACACCGTCGCCAACTTCAGGGGTGACGCCGTCGAGGGCCTCGGGGTCATCGTCCGAGACTCGGTCATGGTGGCCTTCGGCTGCACCTGCCACCGCCCCAGCGACCCCCCAGGCGTTCACATCGAAGATGTCCTGTGCCCGCTGCACCGCCAGGGGTTCGGCCAGTGAAAGCCGGGAGGCTGTTCGGGATGTACCAGAGCAAGGATGACGCCGACGTTGTTGTCGACGTCGAAGGCGCCCTGATCCCCGTCACCAAAGCCCGCTACCACCCCGGCCCGCGGAACCAGGTCGTACTCAGCTTGGATCGGCTGAAACTGTTGCAGCTACTCGAAAAACTGAAACACGGCACCGACGAGAAGCGCCCATACCGAGAGCCAGGCCAGCCCTAAACCCCACACGTACCCCGGAGGTCCAGCTAGGTGATGTCTTCGAAGAACCAGTGCGGGTCCTCTTTGGCCAGACGCTCCCACTCGTGCGCCAACGCGAGGAAAAGTGTACGTAAATCTTCGTGGCCCGCCGCGGTGCCGGCGAGCATTAACGTATCGCCGACGGACAGATACAGCCCAATGTCGTGCTTCGGCGGCCAATCGCTTAGCCGCCGCTCAGCGTTGATCGGGTTAGGAAACTCAAGATCCACAACACTCCGTAGGGGAAAAGGCTAATACGTGGTGAAACAGCTCGACTCCGGGTCCGAAGAAGCCTGGAAAACCATGAAAAACCTCATCGATTTGCGCCGAACGCAAGGATTAACACAAAAAGACGTCGCAAAACGGATAGGAATCGGCGAAAGTGGCGTCGCAAACCTCGAAAGACGCTATTCCCTATGGACCGTCCCCACCATGGAACGATATGCCAAAGCAGTCGGCTACCGGATCAGAATAGCGATCGAGCCGCTCGAATGATGGGCCCCGTGCCGAACGGGGATGGAGCCCGAATGGATACGGCGGAGAGCAATAGGCGCATTGTCGTGGGTAAATGCCCTCTGTCCGACTTGGACGCCACTGGACGCAAATGCATTCTTTATTCGGTTTTTTCGGGCTCGTGGCGCTCCGCGCTCCCTTGTCCGATTCGTCCACTTTGGATCTGGACACCCCTCCCCATACCGGACATTCCGCCGTCACTGTCGGTAACCAGACATTGTCGCGCGTGAATGTAAATAGCCGTCCGGTTTGGAGTCTAGATTGGACCTGTTGGCCCCGAGTATCGAATCGGACATTAATTCGGACATGAGGGCCGGTATCACCTCAAGGCTTTATTCGCATGGTGTGCGCATATGTCAATGGTGGGGTGCTGTGTAATAGAACACTGGCACCTAGTCACGCAGAGGAGTAGGTTTGCCCTGTTAGTTGGTTCGCTTGACTGAGAGGCCCCGCCATGACTACCCAACCCACCACCATCGACGCATTCGCAGTACGCGAGGACTTCAGCGTGTATAACCGCCATCTGGCCTCCGTTGCTCTCGTGCCGGAGCACGCACGGGCCACGGTACGAACCCTTACTGACCAGGCTATCGCCTACGTATGGGGGTTCCAGGACGCTGGCGGAGAGGTCAGGGACACGCAACGATCGACTGAGTTCGGATGGGCTTATGGCACGGTAGCCGCGAAATTCGAATGGCAGTCGGGCGGCATGGGCTCCCGTCCCCCGATCCAAGATGCGTGGAGGTCGTGGCAGGAACACGGGGAGATCCGGGATTACCGGGGTCGCCGCATCGACGGCTAGTCCGGGCCGACCCATGGTGACCATCGGGCCTACGTCCGATGGCTGCCATGGATTTACCCATAGCGAAGGTGGAGAAATGATTACCGATAGCAAGCCTACGTACAAGCTGCGCACGCCGATGGTGATTGGTACCCGTCTGGTGCCCGCTATCAAAGTCGGGGACGGCTATGTGAGTGTCGAGGCGCACGGGTTGGAGTCTGACGGCCGTGCCCATTTCCGCGCGTTTGTCGACGTTCCCGGGGTTGGCTCGTGGGCCTCTGAGGACAGTTTTGTGACGGTGATGGGCTCCGACTGGACCCACGCGGCGGCTCGTGCTCTTGAATGCGTCTGCGACGAACTCAGCGACGAAGAGTCGGACCGTGAGTGGCTGCCGGATCCGATCACCGGGTGGCTTAAGGGTGGCGCGAACATGGATGCATATATCGCGGCGGAAGATTTGCGGTCCGCTATGGATGCGCGGCTCTGATCATGCGCATTTACTACACGGGCGACCTGATTGTCCCGAACGGTTCTGACGTGAGCATCTATGGCGAGGGCTGCGAGGAGGGGCACGGCGCCGATCTGACGTCCGGGTGGGTTGATCCGGATTGGTCTCTGGGCGAGGTGCGGGAGCTGCGGGAGGATGTTCGGCCCGATGTTTGGTGCGCCGATGACGGCCCGATGATTGAGTGGATTGTGGAGCGTCTCGACAATCGTTTGAACGGCATTCGGGTTGAGGATGTCCTCGGAATGTGGGGCGGCACGTTTTACGCGGCCGATCCGACTGGCCCGTATGACTCAGCGTATACGGGTGTTGAATTGCATATGGCGGCCCATGTGGAGGGCGCGTCGCCGGAAATGTTGGCCGATGTTGTGCGCCGCCTGGTGCGCCAACGGTACCCGCTCCCGGCCTGATTGTGCTGCTTGTGTCGGTACCCGGTTCGCCGGGTGCCGTAGCTGGCGACGCAATTCGAGTGGAGGGTTTGAAATGCAAACGGCTGAGACTTTGAGTGTGGCCCGCGATGCGGCGCGCATGTTGGATGAGGGCGGCAATGTGGGGCAGGTCCGGGTGACGGGCCTGTCGGGCGCGTCGGGTGGCCGGGAGGATAACCCGACCATGTTTTACGGCCATGCGGTCCGGTACACGGACGAGTCGCGCGGTGTATGCATCATGTTGTGGCCGGGTGATGAGCTGCGCGAGGTGGAGAGGGCGAGTTTCGTTGTCGACGGCGTCGGCATGTTTGTGGCCGGGTTTCGCACCAGTGCCCTTAAGCCGTTCGAGCGGGCCACGGATGGCTATGTGCTTCTGCACCCGATGTATGAGCGGCAGGTGCTTTTGCCCCGGCGTGCGTATGTGCTCAATTCGTCGATGATTCCGGCGCTTAAGGGCGCCGCGTACTAGGTCTCTTGTTGGGGTTCTATCGGTGCCGGGTTCGCCCGGGGCCGTAGGTGTCCGTGCAGGTGGCTATGTGGAGGTAGCAGTGAGTGACGTGCAGGCGGTTCGTGAGTTTGTGGTGCGCAAGGCGACTTTGATCATCGTCAACACGCAATCCCTGTATTGGCCGGTCAAGCGGGCTGCTATCGATGCGGTCCAGGATGACATGGGCACCGGGTGGGACCGGGACGACTTCCTAATGATGTTGAACGGCCGGGGGCAGACGGATCGCAGCGAGGTGGCGTTGGTGGTGGGGATCGCGGTGTGTGAGGTCATCGGCGATTGGCTGGACTTGACGGATCCCCTGCACCAGATGTTGGGCGATCTCCTGGACCTGGGCGACCGGGTGCAGCAGGAAATGTTCGGCGAGCATTTCATGCCGGAGGAGGACGACTGGCCCGCCGACGAGGACGACGAGTAGGCCCCGTGTCTGGCCCGTCGTGCATCTCTTCGGAGGTGCCCGGCGGAGGTGGCACGGCGTCACTGGTGGAGTGTGGAGGAGTGGTCATGAGGGTTAGGCGTGTGCGGCCGATGGTGGCGCGGCGGGTTCGGGTGGCGCGTCGTGTGGCGACGGCGGCCCGGGTGGCGGATTACCTGATTGGGCGTTGGGCGTGATGGGCGGGGCGGTTTCGTCGGAGGTGGTTGACGTGTTGGTGGCGCGGGCTGCGGATGCCGGGGTTTCGGATCTGGACTTGGATGAGGCTGTGCATGAGGTGGCGTCGCGGTTGGCGTCTGAGGTGAATAACGGTGGGGTCCGGAGCCAGGTGGCGTTTCTGGTGGGCCGGGTTGGTGTGGAGGCTGCGGGCGCTTTGATTGATGAGGCTGCGCAGTGATGTTCGCGTCTCCGGCGGAGTTTGAGCCGGGCATGTGGTTCCGCACCCACAACGGCGGTAGTCCGCTGTTGTGGGTGGGTGTTGAGCCGGTGGTGTCTCGGTTCCCGGGTAAGCGCCGGGTCCGGGTGTTGGTGCAGGGTGGATCCGATTTTGTCTGCGATTCCGAGAAGCGGTTTCAGGTTATCGATTGGAGTGGTGGCAGGTGAGTTTCGGAAACTTTTTCGCGTCGGCTACGGGTTCGCCTGATGTGGTGCCGGGTTGGGCGCACATTCTGGCGTGGCCGCTGCTGGTGGTGGCGTTTATTCTGGCGCGGCCGAACAGTGGGCGCTGAGGTGGTGCGCACCGGGGCGCCCGACACGCCCCGGTGCGGCTCTGATGGGGTGACGGTTGACCGGGTGGTGGTGCCGTTCCGGGGCGGGCTAATGCGGGGTGATGTGGTGGCGGATCCGGAGAGGTTGTTGACGGGGCCTCAGGTGGCGGCGTCGTTGGGGATGACGCCGGGGGCGTGGCGTAAGGCAGTGTCGAAGGGGTATGCGCCGGCTGCGGATGATCCGGGCGAGGGTCCGGTGAATCGTCGGACGCCTCGGTGGCGGGTGTCGACGGTGCGTGAGTTCAAGTTGCGGGGCCGTAAGGGTGCCGGGTATCGCTCGGATTTGAAGAAGGAGTGATACTCCCCGCGCCCGCTGGTAGTTCGTGATGGGGGGCACGGAGCCGGGCAGGCGCGGGGAGGGTTGGTGGTGTGGTGCTGAGGTGACCTCATATATAGCGTGGTATGCTTGCCATATGTTGACAAGCGTAGATGTTGATGATGAGGCCCTCGCCGCCGCGCAGCGGGAGCTGGGTACCACTACCAAGAAAGACACGATCAATGCGGCTCTAGCGTATGTCGCCCAGCGGGGGCAACGGGCAGTCCAGCAGATCAATAGCGCCTATGACTTTTGGGGTCGAGACGTCGCCGATCCGGAGATCATGAAGCAGGCGCGACGGTGACTGCCCCCGGGACTCTGTTCCTGATCGACACTTCCGCAGCGGCGCGGATGGAGAAAAACCCGAAGATCAAGTCGCTGATTGAGTCGCTGATTGATGACGGGGTCGCCGCGACGTGCATCACCGTCGATCTTGAGGCCGGGTATTCGGTGCAGCATCCGAATTACGTCGCCCGGGTGTTGAAGGCCAGATCCGAGTTCATGACGACATTTCCGGTGACGGAGCTGGCGGCGGCGCGGGCCAGGGAGGTGCAAGTGTTGATGGCCGAAAGGGGCCTACATCGGGCGGCGGGGGCTTTCGACTTGCTGACGGCCGCTATCGCGGAGGTGCATCACGCGACGGTACTGCACTACGACGCGGACTTTGAGCACATCGCCTCAGTGACGGGGCAACGGCAGATGTGGGTGGTACCGAGAGGCGCCATTGATTGAGGAACCCCGGCGGATGACCGCCGGGGTTTTTTGTGCCCTCAGTCCACGCTGTAGGTGCCGTCGACGTCGCCGATTTGCCGGCTGGTGGCCCAGTAGGTGTCATCTCCGTCGAGGTTCACTTGCAGGTTGACGGTGCCGGTGTTGTCGTCGACGGTGCCGGTGTCGCCGGTGTCGAAGGTGCGGACTACCTGCGCGGGGTATGTCTGCCCGGCGTGTACGTCGTTGGCCTGGTATCCCTTGGCGCCTTTGGTGTCGCGGATTCGTTGGATGATGTCGACGTCGTAGGCGGACAGCCGGTAGAGGACGACATCACCGAGCTTGATCTTCTTCTTAAACACATCGATTCCTTGGTTGTTGAGGATGGCGCATATCCCGGCGGCTTGGACTGCGGCCTGGGTGTCGCATCCGAGTGTGACGGCCACAAAGTGGTTGTCGTAGTAGATGTTGCGGGGTTGGTGGTTGCCGACGCGCCATTGCCCCATCAGATGTGGCGTCCGTCTGATAGGCGGCGGCAGTAGCGGCACCAGGGGGGCCGGTTGTCGCGGTGTTGCATGACCCGGTGGGGGCCGGGGCAGGCTTCGCGCATGAGCTGGTGGACAAGTTCGAGGGCGTCGCGGAGTCCGTCGGCGGCCCGGTCGATGTCGTCGCTGGTGGTGTTGTCGGGGTTGGTGTTCATCGTTTCTTCCTGGGTCGGGGCTGGCGGTTTCGGTGGGAGGGGGCATGCTGTACGGCGTACCTCTACCCCCCTTTTGAGGAGGCACGGAAATGCTTCAGCTTGTTGGGCGAACGCTTCTCGCGTTTGCCACTGCCGCCACTATTGGTGTCGGTGCTAGTCCTGCCCTGGCGGCGCCGGTGTCTGCGGCGGCGCCGGTGACGATTGCTTCGACCCGTCCGGTTGCCGAGCCGCGTCTAGTGGATGTCGATTTCGATCGGCGTCGCAATGTGGACCGGATTATCTTCCAGTTCCGCGGTGGTGTCCCGGATGACGTTTCGGCCCGGCTGGTGCGGGTGGTTCGTAACCGGGATGGTGACCGGGTGCGTCTGGATGGCCGGCGGTTCCTGGTGTTGCGGTTCGCCGACGCTCAGGCCCGGGGTTTCGACTCGGATCAGATCGACACCGATGACCTGCGCAATGTGCGGGCGATTCGGCTCGTCGACGATGGCCGGGACGACGATGTGGTGCGGGTGGCCCTGGGCCTGCGGAACCGCCCGGATGACATCAACGTTTTCGAGCGCGGCAACCGGCTGATTGTGGACGTCGAGCGGTAACGGCTCTCGGCACGGGAGGCCCCGGCGGGTGACCGCCGGGGCTTCTTTGTTCCGATCAAGGATGGTGGCGCCGTATGGTCGGCGTATGACTGTTCCGTTGACGCGGTTGACTGTGAATTTGACTCCGAAGTCGGTGGCGGCGCTCCGTAACGTGAACCAGTTGACGGAGGATACGAAGACGGAGTCGGTGAACCGGGCGATTCAGATTTACGACATGTTGTGCCAGGCACAGGCCGCCGGTGACAAGCTCGCCATCAGGGGTGCCGCCGACGGCAAGCTGAGGACAATCAAGCTGATCTAGCGGGCGTTCCATCCGCCGGGCTGGTGTTTCCCGGTCTCTGTGGAGTGACAGGAGGCGCACAGGGGCCGCAGGTGCCGGTCTGCGTGGGGGTCGGGGTTGCGCTGCTTGTTGAGCAGGTGAATGCCGCGGGGGTGGTGGTCGGCGACGGAGGCCATTCGGCCGCACAGTGCACACCAGGGATTCCGGGTGAGGTATTCGAGGCGGATGCGGGGCCAGTCGTCGCCGTAGATTTGGCGCCAGTGGGTTCGTTGCTGCCCGGCAAGTTTCTGGTGTCGGGGGCATCGGCCGCCGGTGACCCGGCTGGGGCAGCCGGGGGAGGTGCACGGCTTGAGTGGGCGTGTGGTCACCACTAGCGTGCCCCCTCCCCCGGCTGCGGCTCCCGCCCTACGACGGTGGAGGACGGCGGGCGGGAGAGCCTATTGCCGGCGGCGGTATGCCCGGTGAATGCGGGTGGTCCGGTCGGCTTGGGCGAGGATGGGTTCGCGGAGGGCTTCGACGTCGGCGTAGTCGCTGGTGCAGTCCCATTCCTGGGCGAGCTCCCCGAGCCGGGTGCAGACGGGACAGTACGGGTCGTAGCCTTTCGCCGTCGGGTATCGCCCGCACATCCGGTCGCGGGTCATTCGGAGCCTCGTCGTTGCCGGGGTGGGGTCATCCACCGCTCCTGTCGGGCCTCCCGGGCTTTGCTCAGGGCTTCGTAGTATTCCTCCCTGGTCATCCGCTTCGACAGGTGTTCGCAGTGGGGGCAGGCGATCTCGCCGTAGGAGACGGCGATGACGGCGAACGCGTAATGCTCCGTCAGACACTTCACGCACCTGTTTTGCATGGCTACGTCGTCGTTGTCGTTCATGGTTTCTTCCGTCTGTCGTGGATGTCACGGCGGTGGTCGACGTATTCGATGGCGAGGACGGCGCACAGGAACCCGATGGCGGATGCCTGCCATTCGCCCAGCGGCGGGCTGAGGAAGTAGGCACCGGCGTAAGCGATCGGAGCGGCTATGGCCAGGTTGACGAGCATCCACCGCCACGGGCCCATCGTCATTCAGTCTCCGGGGGCGGGTCGGCGGGTTTTGGCCGGCGGGGTCTTTTTGCGAGGGGGCGCCGGTTGGGGCGCTTCGCCGTCGAGCCAATCTTTAAAACTCTCGTAGGCGGGGTGCCACTGGTGTCGGGGCCAGCTTTCGCGTCCTCTGGGGGCGATTTGGAGTCACCTCTCCCGCTGTCGTTGAGGGTATCTACGGTAGGTTTTTTTTGCCAGGTTCGGCTGCGGAGGGTCTCCGAAAGCTTGTAGACGTCGGCGACAAGGTAGAGGTAGCCGCCGGACGGGCCCAGCGTTTGATGCCACTGCCCTTTGATCCTGCCTTGGATCCGCAGAGTGTTGATGGTTTTGTGGGAGACGTGGATGAGGCTGGCGGCGACGGAGGCTTTCACCCAGTCGTCCATCTCGTAGTGGTCAACCTGTTCGGCGTGAAAGGACTCCCCCCAGGAGGAGAACCTTTCGTCGAGTTCGGCTACCGGGTCGGTGGGGTCGAATGCGGCGGGGATCTGCTCGGCGTCGAGTTCCTTCAACGCTTTTTTGATCAGTTCCAGGGTGGCGGGGCTGTCGTAGGACAACAGTCGGGTGTCGGCTTTGTCGAGGGCTTCGCGTAGTGCCGCCGCCGCTTTGTGCTGGTTGAGGTAGGCGTCCCGGAGTTCGCAGGCGGCCTGGTGTTGCTGTTGGGCGACCTGGCGGTATGCGCCGCACATTTTCCGAGCGCGGGCCACTGGCGAGTCCCCGGGGAACGGCCAGGTTCCTTTCATACGTCGGCGGCCATGTTCTCGATGGCGGCCGGGGAGAGGAACATGTCGGGGACGCCGCCGTCACCGGGGAGACATTTCAGCACGGTGGGGATGGTGGTGTCTTCGTTGAAGTACAGCTTGCGGATGTGGCGGCCCATGACGGTGTTGTTCCAGGTGGCGATCACCATGCCGACTTGGGATAGGGAGCTGCGCCGTTCGCCTTTGCGGCCCCCGGCGACGGCGTCTTTGATGCCTTGCATCCGGGAACGCAGCGCTGTGCGGGGGTCGTCGTCGTTGAGGATCATGCGGGTTCCGGGGATGAGCCCGGAGGTGATCGCATCGAAGAACTGTTCGACGTAGGCGTTGTTGTTGCCGTTGACCCGGCGGATCAGGTAGTGGGCGGCGCCGAGTGCCGGGTTGGAGATGCCGGGGATTTTCCGGTAGTTCATGGCGCCGTATTGGACGCTGGTGCGGTAGGCGTCCGGGTCTGTTTCGAACAGATCCAGGACTACCTGGTTGGGTAGGCGCAGCCGGGAGGCGCGGCGGGCGTCGACGTCGTTGAGGTAGTAGACGAGCCGTACCACTGTCTGCATCGGTGACGCATACTTTTCGCCGCCTTTGGCGAAGAGCTGCCGGGCGTTGCGTAGTCGGCCTTCGTCGATGGCTTTGAAGTTTTCTTCGGGCATTCCGACGAAGACGGCGCAGGGTACTTGGATGGGTTCTTCGGACAGTTCACCGGCGTCGACGATGGCAGCCGCCCGGTGTTGTCCGTCTTGGAGCAGGCCGCGGGTGTCGAACGCCCACCCTTGGTGGGTGAGGTGCCACATGCCGGCGAGAATAATGTCGCGGTACCACTGGACGGTGGCCGGGTCGAGGGGCCGGTTGTCTCCGTTGTGGTCTTTCAAAATCTTGGCGGCGATGGCGGGGGTGATGTACGCCCACCGCATCCAGGGTTTCGGGTGTGGGGTGGTAAACCAGTCGACGGGTACTTCTTCGGCGTCGGTCAGGTACGGCCCGGCGGCTCGGGCGATGCTGGTGCCGTTGGCCATCTTCTTGGCGAGGTTTTCGGCGACTTCCCGGGCGACATCCATGCGGGAGCGGGATTCGGTGAGCCGGGCGTTGGCGATGGCCTTTTCCGCTTCGAGCAGCCCGGCCTTTTCGAGCCCTTCGCGGCACCGGTTGAGGCTGCCGATGGCGGAGTAGGTGAGGTGGATCGGATGGATTTTCCCGTTGGGGGCCCACACTTTGTAGCCTTTGCCGGCTGGGGATGTTTCGACACGCCACCCGGCCCGGCGGCACCGGTCTGCGAGCTGTTCACTATCGGCAAGTCTTGATCCCATGGCTGGGGTCCTTTCAGGTGGAGGGGAGGATGCCGTGCCACACGTACCGGTCGAGTTCGGCGTCGGTAGGCGGGTCGGAGTGGAACATTTCGGCGGGGTCGCTGCCGGAGTACACGAGCTCAATCATGGGTCGGACGGTGTTGACCCCGCCGTCTGCGTAGCGGCTGCAGGAGATCCCGTCGACGATGAACGGGTTGTAGGCGCCGTAATACCGCAGGTCGTTGTGGAACCGGTAGCGCAGTTCGTCACTCATAACCCCACCCACGTAACCCCACCCACGCGTCGAGGTCGGCTTCACTCATCGGGGTGGAGAAAACCATGGAGGTGAATCCGCCGCAATTGTCGTCGTCGAAGATTTCCAGCATCGGCCGCGACCATTTCCCCCGCCGGTGGGGGTCGTAGCGGATCCCGTCGACGAAGAACACAGCGGCGGGCTTGTAGAAGTAGACGCCGCCGTCTTCGAGTTCGTAGACCAAACCGGTGCGGTCTTCGTAGGCTGTCTGCACCGGCATGGCCAGGTCAGTGCCGATCACGGGAGTACCTCCGGGTGGCCTCCACTTTGGCGTCGATGTGACTGACGGTGGCAGCGAGACTCGAGTAGCGGCGCCGCTGAACGACATCGAGGCGCACCGACAGGATCAGCAGTCCCAAGCCGGCGAGGGCGGCGGCTGCCAGGTACGGGTCGCCGGAGATGGCGGCGAGGGCGCTCAGTGCGATCCAGACGCTTGCTAGGGGCGCCCAGTAGATGACGGGGAAGTGGCGGCTGTTCACAGGTGCGGGTCTTTCTTGTCGGTGCGGGTTTGGCTTTGGTGGATGAGGCGGCGCAGGCGGTCTTCTTCACGCAGGTGGATGGCGATCTGGAAGCAGTAGCCGACGCTGGATAGGGCTACGAGGGCGAGCAGGTAGTCCTTGGTGATGAGCGCGGTGATCCCGGTGGCGATCCAGGCGATCCCGGCGAGGAGTGTGGCGAGTCTGATGGGGAATTTCATGCCGCTCTCCGACAGGTGTGCAGGGTGAGGACGTTGGCGATCGATGCACGCCGGTGCGCCGGGAATTCGGTCCAGGGGGCCATGCACCGGCGTTGCCTACCGCCGATGGGGAACATTCCGGGCGCCCAGCCGGTGTGCTGCGCGTCGTAGATGACGGGCAGCGCGTGGGGGTCGAACGGGAGTGGTTGTCCACTGCGGTTGGTGATCATCCACAGGACGGGGCGGCGGCAGCGGATGCAGACGGTCCTACTTGCATACACGCTCTCCTCACTGTAGGTAATGTCGGCTGCTCTCAGGGTAGCCACATGAACTCCATTCAATCAATGGCGCCCAAGTGGTACCCGGGTGTGCGCCATTGCAGGTCTCAACGAGCCTCCGACGCCGGGGTTACGGGCGCAAATTGCATCCGCTGAGCCGCGTAGTAGTCCTCCTTTGCAAGTTGCAGGTTGCAGGCCGCGCACCACACCCGCTCCGGGTCGTCGTCATGGCGGCGCAAAGACGGCACCGAACATGAAGGGCACCACCCCGGAACCTGAATGGTTCTCGGATCCAGTCCACAAACCCGCCGGGCCCGCCGATGCAGCTCCCCCAGCATCAACAGCAGCTCCGCCCCGCTCAGATCCCCGTCAACGGCCGGCATCCGCGCCAGGGCATCCACCCGAGGCTCCAGGTAGAAAACGGCGTCAGAGAGCCCGTAGCCCTCCCGAACCTTCGTCGGCACCCGGAGCATCCCCAGGTGGGTCCGCAGGGCGTTCTCCGCCCACGCCGCCGTACCCCAAATCTCGCTACGCAGAGTGAGGATGCTCAGGTCCACCGTCGGGGAGCTCTCCGGCTTCGGCCGGGAAATCTTCGCCTCCGACAACCCACCCGATTTAGCAATGAGCTGCGAAAGGTCCACATAGTCATAGCGGAGAAGATTCAATTCCCTCTTAGACCTATTGCGGCAGCCTTCACACAAAGGGTTGT